ACTCTACTCTCAAACTTATAACCCTTATACCCGTCACTTCCATAATCACTTGCTTCATTTGCTATCTGGGTTGAAAAAGTGTTACACCAATCCTTACGACTCTTTATCAATTCCTCAAACATCTCCTGCTCCTTTCTAAACTCAAGTGCTGCATCTAGTGGTGATAAATATCCTTCTTCAACCATAGCTACCCTATTTGCAAACTCGTCCTGTAACTGCGTAAAATACTCCTTAGACATTCCCATAACTTTGCTATTTAGATTTATTATTAAACTGTGATGCTACAAACTCCCTCTGACTGTCTGTTAACGAATACATTTTCAGCTCTTGGTAGTCATTCTTTGTTTTATAGCTGCTAATCTTTCTCTTTAAGTCGTCATTGGAGATTAGATTTACCTTACCTTTAAACACTTCTAAACCTACTCCTAAATAACTCCCTATCTTTGTTAATGCATCTGTTGTAGCTCCTTTATACGCATCTCCAAGGTCTTTATTGTTATTCCCTCCATAGCACTCATAGTAGATACCTTTGTCTGGAACTTCAAATATAACCTTTACTACAACAGCCTCATCTTTTCTCTCCACAAATTCTACCTTAACTCTCCAACCGCCTACTCCAAATACCTCATTAAATCTCTCAGTTACATATATCCCTTTTATTGAAGTTAGGTATGGTTTTCCCGGAATAGGTTGGAGTGCTTCTTTTGGGAGTTCTTTGCTTAATTCCTCTGCTATATTTTTCATCTTATCTTGTCTATTATTATGTTCTTCTCGTCTAGGATTATGTTGATTTCTTTAGAGCTTTCTGGATATCTTATTCCCGTCATTAGTAAGTTCCCCATCTCATGATCTCTAAATCTCTCTTCTAACTTAATATCCACCTCTCCATTAAAATGAACATCACTAATTACTACATCTCTATATAACGACAAACCTTGAAATAGACAAGCAGAGGATAACCCAAACCCATCTATCATTAATCCAGTTACATACTCATCGTGTCCAGTTAAACCTAAGTCAGAATTATCAAGGTAGACATCATTTATTATTATCGACTCAAAATCAGTAATCTCCACCATAGCCTCCTTCTCTAAGCACATATCTATTACATCAATTAGACCTCCACTAAATAATTTTAAGCTACTTCCTCCTCTAATCCTTACGTTGTCTAATTTTATAGGGATCAAGGGGTCATTTAGTGCAAAGTCTTCTGATACTCCCATATGTAAAACTCCATCTACCTCACAACCAATAAGTACTGAAGCTCTACGTGACTCAATAACCGAACCCCTCTTTACTCTTGTGTCGTTTAAGTTAAAAGTGGTACCTGGATTAGTCTCATTAACGTGGAATACAACAGCTCCTTCTTCTACCCAACTATTTCCACCAAGCCTAACTGATAAACTTATATAACCTCCTTTCTCCTTGGTTTCTTTATTAATTACCCTATAGATGAGACCTAAGTTTTCGTCCTTATGGTTTCTGTACTCTATAGTGTCATACTGGTCTATTTCTATTTTTGCCATTTGTTCTCTAAGCTTTCTTTTACGTCTACAATTAAGTTACCTGAAAATCCACAATCCTTTATATGAACATGGGAATTCCAATCAGGTGCATCTATGTCTAATATTATATTCCCATTAAAGATAGAGTCTGTGATTTCAACCACGGATCCATCATTACGAGCTAAGTCTATTCTAAGTACTCCTGAAGCATCTACATTGACTATTCTAACAAGCCTTCCTCCTATTGAACTAATCGACATACACCCAATCATACTAACACTTCCTAATTCAATCCCTGTAGAAAACTCCTCCGCTGTACCTATTACTATTAAGCCGGACAAGTTACTTAGAGTGATCTTATTGTAAAAATACTCACTAGCGTCTATAACACAATCCACCAAAGTAGAGTTATCAGTTATATGTACAGACCCAAGACTTAATAATCCGTTAGCCTTAGAGTATATTTGTGTACCATGTAATCTTGAACTACTTGAAACGTGAACCCCAGAAGTTATCCAAGAGTTAGAATCCAAACATTTAGGGTCTCCCACTTTACCTCCAAACTTATCCTTAACCGCTTTATACAATTCGTGTTTAGGCAGCATCTCTACCCTATAAAGTTCAGGCTCTTCCTTAATAAATCTTAGAGTCTCGTCCGGATTTATATATACTTCTTCTGTCATGATTCTTCTTTTTCGTTAATTCTAGTTATGTTACGTTCAGTGTAGATTCCAGATTTTGTAAGCCAACTATTCCCAACATAAGTATCATCTGAAAGTATTAAGGCTCCATCTTCAACTTCTATTATCGAATCCTCAACCTTAGTTCCTACAGCTACTATTACATTTCCTGAGATTGATGAGTTGTCTATTAAACTTCCACCATCTACCTGCACATTCCCAGTTAAGGTTGAGTTATTTACAATAGACTTACCTAAGATTTGAACATTTCCGCTTATCTTAGAATCACCCCTTATATGCCCTGAACCTACATAAGCATTTCCCATAACTACACATCCTGTTACAACCCTAGCCTCTGGCCCTACATTCTTTAAACTCTCTATATGTCCCCAAGGTTTTCCATCTATAAGTAATCTATAAACCGTAACTCCATCAACTACTTTACTATCTTCTAAGTCTAGTTTCATATTGATCTAAATTTAAATCTACAACAACACCCCAATCAGGTGAATCGATTTAGTTAAACATTTTGTTAATTAAATTATTATTCTTATATTTGTGCTCATGAAAATAAACAAAGCATACAACTTTAGACTATACCCCAATAAGGCAGACCAAGATTTACTTAGTAAACACTTTGGTTCTGCTAGGTTTATCTATAATACTATGCTTAAGTTTAAAAAGTTCTACTATGATGAACTAAATATTAATCTTAGTTATGCTGAATTAAATAAAGCCTTAACTCATTTAAAGAAGCTTGAGGAATACACTTGGTTAAATGAGGTTAACTCTCAGACCCTTCAAGCTACTCTAAAGAATCTAGATAAAGCTTATAAGAATTTCTTTGAGGGTAGAGCTAGTTTTCCTAAGTTCAAATCCAAGAAGACTCATAGGTTTAGCTTTAATATCCCTCAAAATATATCTATAGTTAATGGAAATAGACTAAAGATACTTAAATTCCCTGGTGGTATCAAAGTTAAACAACATAGAGAAATCTTAGGTGTAATCAAAAATGCCACTATTAAGTTAAATCCTTCAGGTAAATACTATGTTTCACTTACAGTTGAGTATGATAGTCAAATACCAGCTAAACCTAAAGTGGATCCTATCTCCGCTACTGGAGTAGACCTAGGGATTAAAACTTATGCTACACTTTCAGATGGAACTAAGATATTCTATCCGTTATATCTAGAGCGTAACTTGGATAAACTTAAAGAGTTACAATCTAAGTTCAGTAAATCTAAAAGTAAACGAGTTAGACTAGATATAGCTAAACTTTATGAGAAAATTGCTAATCAAAGGTTAGACTTTATACATAAACTAACTAAAGAATTAGTAACTAAATATGATAGTATAGCTATAGAAGATCTAGATATAAAGGGCATGCTAAGTGAGAATAAAGATCTCTCAAGGAGAATCTCTGATTGCTCTTGGTATACCTTTAGACAGTTATTGACTCAAAAAGCTGAACAATACGGTTGTAACTTAATTGTTATACCTAAGTATTACCCTAGTTCTAAAAGTTGTAGCTCTTGTGGTAGCATTAATAATAATTTAAAGTTAACTGATAGAGAATACATTTGTCCCCACTGTGGTTTAACCTTAGATAGGGACTTTAATGCATCTCTTAATATAATATTTAAAGGCTTGGAACAAGCCTGATAACCTTAGAGTTATCTTGAAGCCTCACTTTAGAGGTAGTTCACTGTCATCATATTCCTATTGAGTTATTATTGATTATTGGCAAACTGATTGGAGAGTTATAATTCTTTATACAATCTACATTACTAATTATTCTAGATCTCTGAAATCGCTCATCTAAAATATCTAAATTAACCTTGCTATTGCTAATGATAAAGTTCCCTATACTCAGGTTGTTGTTGTTTCCTAAATACACCAGAGAGTCAACAATAATTCCACTATCAAGAAACCTATTAACTTGCCATATGTCTGTTGTTATTGAGGGGGGATTGACACCGATTACTGTAGAACTTCTTATTGTTAATGTCCCAGGTCTAACTCTAAATGTAGCCAGTTCAACTTTAGAGTCAATAATAAATACCTGTGAATCCCTCCTAACAATATTGGTTCTGATAGTAGTATATGTAATATTAGACTTACCTTGAATGATTACTATAGATTCACCCTCAGGATTGCCGATATTACTATTAAGCACGGTTGAATCCTTACTCACAAACACTTCTCCATACAGTAAGCTATCTCTAATCTTCGCTCCCTTTTCTACTTTAACTGACTCTGAGAAAAATCCCATAACATAATCTGTAGACTTATCAATAGCAGCAAAACAATCTTTAGACTCGCCACCAGGTATAGTTTTGTCTAAATAGTACCAACCTTTGTCAACTAAATGTGTTTGCTCTCTGTTACCTTCTCTGTCCATTTTGTATCTTTTGTTATATGATATTCGTTGTATCTAGAGTTATTATAGTGACAATTCTCCATTCTTAAATCCCCACCTCCCTTCTTAACTATAGTGTTGTATCCGTGAAGTAAACAGCCCGCCATGTATAAGAAACTCTCACTATTTAAAATCAAATCTCCATGAATCTCTACATCCACTAAGTTTATGGCATATTTTTCAGGAAGATCGATTATTACACTACCGAAATATTCACCCTGAGGCAATGAAGCTGTCCACTACCACATACAACAAGATTCCCCTCTACTCGACTATGTGACAGGCTAACATAAGATCTATCATCTAGGGCTACATTTGCATTGATTTCAGAATCGTATAATCGTAAATCTGAATCCTCTCTACCTCTTGAAAATAAACTCCCCTTAAACTCAGATCCTTTGTCCATTATTAAATTTCCATCTAAGTAGAATATATTATCTCCAACTACACTATACTTCACAAAAGATTGATCAGAAGGAGCTATCCAAGAGCGGTCACTTATGAATGAATCTGGAGAAATAGTAACCCCTGCAGCTCCAACCATAGTTTCATCAAAGCATACAGGGTTATTCTTATACATCTTACTGGGATCACCAATTACTTTCATTATTTTCTGCATCTGTTAACTTAGAATCAAAAACCTCCATAGTATCATCTTCTATCTTCTCTCCATCAACCAGTACTTTATCAATCAACATCGCTCTCCTAACGTAATCTGGAAACCTAACCCCAATATTCTTAACCTCTATCAAAGTACTCTCTATCATGTGAATTCCCCTATACTTATTGCTATCATCAGGATCGTTACTGTAGGTTATCTCACAATCTTTAATATAACACTTTTCGAATGCATGACAAGCCTCTGGAGAATCACTGACAAAATTAACGTTCTCTACAAAATTATCAAGTCTAAGAGCTAAGAATGGAACTTTAATATCACTATTCTTGACTACCGTATTCCCCATAACTTTGATATCCCCGCATAGAGTTGAGGTATATACTTTAGCATTTCTAGCCACTCTTATAACTGAATCTTCTGAAGGTAGGAACTCACTATTAATTACTGCTGCATCATCTGTTATCACTACCTTACAACCCTTCTCAAACCAAGTATCCACAACCTTAGCTGATTCAGAGAGAGTAACTTCAACCTCATGTCCAAACAACACATTATCCCCTATAAACATATCCTTCGTTGCATTCAGTATCTTCACTCCCTTTATTACCTCATTTGTAGTTGTGTCAATTAAGGTCTCCCCTACTATTTTATATTTAGTCATTTTCATTCTCAGTTACATTTTGGTTGAACATATTAGTTGCATCTAGGACATATTTCTGTAAGTTCTTAAGTGTATTAACTTCCAAAACTCCACAAGTACCTCCATTATTTGATATCTCGGTTTTAATAAGCTCTACGGAAGGTTTTAATTCTAGATTCGCTTCAAACTTACACTTATTGAGCCTAACTCTTTCCTTAATATACACATCCCCAATTATATCACTCTTTCTAATACATATAGCCTCATCTTTTTCTTCACTTCCTATTAAGTTAACCTCTCCTTCAAACAAACAACCTTGGAGAACTGCTGCTCCTATAATGTTAACTGTGCCTTTGATTTGAGTACCTTGGATAACTGCCTTTGAACCTATAAACCCTTCTCCTTCAATCTTAGAGTTATCCATTATTGTTGCACCAGCGTCTACTCCTACTTTACCTATGATTGTGCAGTTTGGAGATATGAAACTTAGAGGTGATATTAATTCCGGGAACTCTACTAAACCTCCAAGTCCTCCCTGTGGTAACTCTATTCTCTTTAAAGTCTTACCGTCTACTGTTTCTTCTCGTTTTACTTTTATTTCTTTGTTGCTCATAATTTTGTTTGTTTAGATTATCCTGAAACCTCCCTCCTCGGGTGCCGACACTATATCTCCATCAATCTGCCTATTTTTATAAGTTAGGGGCTCTAGTATTGTCCAAGTAGATCCATTTAGAACCCAGCAATTAGTAAAAGATGCTTCAGTCTCGGTTTCATTTCTTGGGTTTAAATTTAAAGTAGATCTTAAGCCTATGCAGGTGTTATTTATTTGAAGTTTATCTAATGCCTTTCTTACCTTTAAATTACTTTTTTCACGCATCTTAAGTCCATTTACCTCTACTATACTATCAGGATTAACTTTGATCTCCACTGAAACTCCATCCTCAAATACACAATCTTTAAACACGATGGGATTCTTTAGGTCTTCGCTTCCAATAACTTCAAATGACTTTATCACACCTATAACACAATTCTCAAAGGTGACATTTTCTATATCGTTCATAATTTAACTGTTTTTGTATTCCATGGTTGAACTATAAGATTGTCCACACTTGCAGCTTCTTTAGTTCCACTTGTCTTTATTTTCAAGCTCGAATACTCCCTAAGATCTACATTAGTTATAGTTAAGTTTTGATTACCCTCTATTTCTATTTCAGCATCTATATCCATTACTACATCACTAATTATAATATCTTGTGGGTTTTCTAGGTGTATGTGGCTACTATCTCTCATTACTAAGTTGTTACATAAAAGCTCACCATCTGGAAAAGTTATAGAAGCATTATTCATCTCAACTTTGTGAAACCTCTGCCTAAGATTTGGTTCAGCCTTGTTTATACCCCTAACCTTAAAAATATCTGACTTATTGACCATCTTACAATCTTTAAATTCTACAACATCAGCCCCTTTTAACGTCACCTTAGCTCTATCAAACTCACAATTAACCAAACTCCCTGAATCTATACACAATATGGAATTCCCTTTGACTATTGTGTTTATGAGGTTTACTACTTTACTTGGATCACTGCTAATAACTTCACTCCCTTCCTCAACCCAAGAGCCATCATCTAGAATAACATTATCTGAGACCTTGCCGCTACTCTTGATCTCCTCCCGTAAACTCAACCTGCTCATTGTCATTAATTCTTTCTCCAACTATAGATTCTGCATAGGTTAGTTCTCCTTTATCTACTTCCACCCTACACTTCTCCCCTATGGTTATATTATCTAGAGTTAAGTTATTTGCTGTAGCTATACGTAACACGCTTTTATAACCTATATTCACGTTATTCATTAGGAGCTCCATCTGAGGTTGTATTTTAATTATTGAACTGTCTGCGAAACAGGAATTAAGAATAGTTACCCCATCTCCAGATTCCAAGCGAGTGCCGTGTCCTATTTGCACATTATCCATCTTTAATCTAAGTCCTCCTTCATCTATAACTTCAATTTTACCAGATATACGACAATTAGTTACTTCTGCAGTTTCACCAAAGTCACATATACAGCTTTTAGAGAAGATACACCTGTAGAAAAAGCCTGAATTAACTCCTATATCCGACATACCTGTAATCTCAACATCAGACAAATGAACTACACCGTTTAGAGACTTTGAATAAACCCTACACTCCCTCTCTATCTTACAACCTTCTCCCAGTATAATATTCTCAGTAACCCATCCATGTTTCTCTCCAGTATCTTCATCAATCGCTCGGTAAAGAATTAGATCCCCCCACTCCTTACTTTCATTCTTATCAATTACTAACATACTTTTTCTCATTAATTTGGTCTAACGATATAACTCCATCCTCGGCTATATACACATCTTCTATCACAAGGAAATCACTCTTAATTACCTTTCCATTATCTGACTTTGGTGTAAAATTCTGTGATCCTGTTAAGTTTGAATTGATGATAGCTATATTCCTACAAACATTTATCATCCTAGTTACTCCCGATATGCTTGATTCTTTTACAGTTAAGCTATATGGAGGATTATAATATTGAAAAACTCCATTAATAGAAGAATCTCCTAAAACAACCGTATTCCCATCAGCCTCAATAAAATCCCCTTCCAAGTTCGAGTTAAAGATATAAGAGGAATCGCTACACTTTATCTCACAATTCTCAAGGTTACAGTCCGAGATTGATACTAAGAGAGATGTATTCCCTTCAGGTGTAGTTATTATAGAACGCTTTATAGTAGAATTTCTAACATTAACTCCAATATCAATCCAAGAGTACTTATCTATCTTCACTGGATTATCTATTCTCCCACCTTCTATTCCATAACCTTCAACCTCCTTAGCATTCAGATATCGATAATAGTAAGGGTGGTATTTGGTCATGTAAACGATGTAGTGGTTATCTAGCAGCTTTTTAAATCGTAATGTTTCCATTTAATGTTTCTCCTTTTAATTCGGTATACTTCTTTACTACAATCTCTGCAAAAGGCCTAACTCTAACATCCACCATAGATAAACTCATAACTTGACCGGCTTCTACTAAAAACCTAGAGTCATCGCCAAAGTGTACATTATTGAGGTAGACTATGTTAGGATTAAATTCGTACTGAAGATTAACTAAAGCATCTCTACTTATTACTACGTCCCTCATCACTATATTACTTGCATTATTTGAACTACAGAACTCACCGTAAAGCTCTATTTTCATATTCTCTACTATACAGGATTTCATAGGTTTTAGGGTAAGTGTACTTTCAACATCCATCTCTAAGTTATTTATCTCAAAGTACGTCCCTTCACCAGTTTCAATATACACCTCACAGTCATCATTAAAGATACAATTCCTAAAGATTACAGGTGAAGATTCTATACTATAACTTACTGTGAAACTCTTAACTCTACCTATCTTACAATTTTCAAATATAATGTCGTTGTGAGTCTCTATATTACCGTTTACCTGGCTCTTAATCAAAATCATAGTAGAAGGCTGACTCATTTTATTGACCTCTTCTAAATCTAATCCCTCAGCTATTTTACTACCTTTGTTTATGATCCTGAGTTTCTGCTTTCTATATTTCTTCAATATCCGCATTAGTCAAAATTCTTTCTGATTCAACTACATCTATATTCCAGAGATTCATTTGATTAAGACTTAGGGAACAATCGTGGAGTATAATATTACAAGAGACAATTTGACTTTCAACTATACTTAAACCCCACTCTGTCCTTAAACTCGTGCTAACAAAGCTTCCATCTATTATCTTACTCTTTTTAATACTAACTCCTGCATCATTCCGTATAATTTTAACATTCTCTATCTCGGACTTCCTTATAACTGCATCTCCCGGACTTCCAGACTCTATATAACAATTAGTCATCTTTACATTTCTCCCTACCATCAATCTTCCTTTCCCTAAGTTAGTATGAATCAGAACAGAATTAATAAGCTTAGATACTAGACCATTAACTTCAACTCCCTTACTAATCCAGCTAGTCGAGTCTAAAGTTTCTATATCCAAAATCATACCACCTACTCTATCTTCCTTCTTAGTAACTTCAAATAAAGGGTGATTCTGGAGCATATAAACTCGGTAGGTGTCTGAATAGTAATTATCACCTAGAACCCCTGTAATTAAATCCTTCTTAAATCCGAGGGGTCTTTTCATCATTTATCGCGTCGTACTGCATTTTCTATTATTATATCCATATCTTTCTCTTCAACTCTTATTATCTTAGCCTTCTCTCCATCATCATCGTACTTAGTGTTATAGATTAGGCAGCTTCCCATGTAATTAACTAAACCGTAACCTCTAACTTCAAAATCCCTATAACAAACTCTATCAAAGGATTGCTCCACTGTTAAATTAGAAATACCCACCCTAGAGAATCCATTAACATAAAATGCACACCTCTCACCTACAGTTACATCACTTACAAGAAACTTCCCACAAGAGTCTATAGAGAAAATACCTCGGCTAAACAATGTTGCACGTGAAACACTACCATAAGGAGAAAGGGTAAGCTCGGTATTGCCAGACATAAGTAAGTTTTCTATATACAAGTTATCTGAGTGCTGAATAGGGTTGTCATCATCTTGGTTTACTATGGTTACTTTACACTCTCTATCAATAGTCTTACAATCCACAAACTCAGCTGTATAAGTCTCAGATTCCATTACTTTTACCACACCCCTAAAGAAGCAGTGTTTTACCTTAGTTACTTGGCTGTGAGATTCTAAGGTTCCCTCTATTGTAGTTCCATCAGTTAAGAATATTTTCCCACCATTTCCTGATATAACCGCACCTTCATACTCAACCCAAGAATCATCACTTATAACTACCTCCTTAGATACATAGCCTCCTCTCTTTCCAGTTGCTTCATTTACTACTCTATACAAGACGTGTCCTAGGTGGTTAATTTTGTCTTTATTGTCTATTTTTATCAAGCTCATGTGAATCTTTTAAAATATTAACCCCAGTATAACTCTCCCTCTCAAAAGTAAGCATCCTTGTATCCCTGAACATTCTCACTATACTGTTAATCCCTTCAAAGCTACAGTTATTAATCTCTATGTCTATCAAAGGGTCATCAGCTTCACGATCTATATTACCCTCTATAAATAACTGACCTACAACTCTAGTATCTCTCATCTCTAACTTAAATAATCCAGAAGTAGTCAAGCTGCCGTCTATATAACAATCAGTCAATTTAAGTCCTCTAAGGTAACTTAAGTGTGCTGTAGTAAGGTTTATGTGAGAATTTGATATAAGTGCTCCATACAGAGATTTACAGTCTAAAGAAACCTCAAGCCCATTAATCTGACTCTCTTTTATTACTAAGTTTGACGATTGAGATTCTATGACTGATCTATATATTCTGGTTTCCTTATCCATTACTATTACATTCTGGCTTATCCAAGAGTCGTAACTTAAGGTGTCCATGCTCTCTACTAATCCTCCCTTAATTAACCCAGTGCCACTTACGAAAGATTTTGACGAGTGTTTTGGAAGCATATAAACCCTGTATAACCCGGTATTTTCCTCTAGGTATTGCAGGGTTTCTTCTTTATTTTTTATGTACTTTGGTTTTCCCATGTTTCGTTTTCATATATTACATATTCATCCTCTATATTTTTACGAATGTACGCTCCTCCCTTGATTAAAATATTTGCTATGATTAAGTTATTATTTTTGATAGTCGCACTTGGAGCATTGAAGGTGAGATGGTTTAAGTTTAGATTAGGATTACTCTTTATGGTTAAATCTGATATGAATAAAGTGTTAAGCTCTGAAATATTGATGAAATTAGCCTGTCCTATAGTTACATTATTTATTGAGAACTTCACACTGTCTATAACTAATGCAGAGGATTCGGTTAATTTCAAATCTCTCACTGATCCGTAATTATGCAGCTTGAGAGTAGAGTTCCCTTCAACATTCACATTCTCCATATCAATCTCAAAATCACTTGCTATATAGTTCCCTAGATCACCTACTAATTCAATCTTAGACGCTCTACCTAAAACTAAATCCCTCAACTTAATCTTACCAAACTGAGCATCACCACTACTAATTATCTCACTCTTTACCTCAACTATAACCATATCCAAACAAACCTCCATTGCATCTAACATAATAGTACCTTTGATATTTGAATTGTTAGTTATGTGGATTTTCTTAGAACTTAGATTAACTACTAATCCACCCTCACTTATCCACGAACTCTCATCTAAAGTTACTCCCAGCGATACCTTTCCTCCTATTGTTCCATCATCTTTGTAAATCTGGTAAATATCAAATCTACTATCAGAATCTACATGGTAAAACTCTATTCCCTTCTCTAAGTTAATCTTTATGCCCGGTCCTATATATTTTTCCATTGCTATTTAATTATTTTATTCCCTTCTATCTTAGCGTTCTCCCACTTATAATTACCACACTCAAAGATTAGATTACCATTAAAAAAGCAGTCCTCTAACTCTAAAAACTCACGACAATTCCTAAGGTCTATATTCCCAGTTAAGCAGCTATTCTTTAAATCTAATCTCGCAACTTTACTTATATCTACATACCCATCAATACAAGTTCCTACAATAATAGATTCCTTAGTTATATAGATCCCAACAGGTGCATGAAAGTTTAAAGTAGAGTTTTTGATTAAGTTTGAAATTCTGGGAGTAGTATTGGGATTAACATCTGTAATACTTAAGTTAGATATAGTACTGCTTCTAATCTCAAAATATCCCTCGATTCTACTGCCGTTTAATATCTTAGACTTATCAGCAATCACATCAGAACCTAACCAACTATCCCAAGAAATACTATCAGGATCATCAATAAGTCCACCCCTCACAGTGTCATCTCCGGTATAAAGAGGGTGGTTTTCAAGAAGGTATGTTCTCCAAAATTGATTCTTCGGATTCCCCTTAACAAACAGGATACTTCTCTCTTTATTTATTACTCTATGTTCCATTCTTCTACAAATTGATTCTTACTCTTAAATACTCCATTAACTATCATACCGTCATCTGTCACTTTAATTCCCCTTATCTCTTGGTTGTCTAAAATGACTTTCCCAGACGAATTTAAGTTAACAAAGGAGTTTCCACTAATGTCAGTATCTACAATTATAATCTCGCTTCCATATTTAGAGTACTCAGATCGTTCAATATTACTTAGGGCAAACTTACTATCCCATCTACACTCAAATCCATCTATCAGTATTCCCTTGTAACTATCTAACTGAACGGTACAATCATCACCTACTAAACACCCATTAACCAAGACATCACCCCTACAGTCAGTAAGAGATAATTCCCCTGAGTTTAGGATAGTTATTTCATTAAAGGTCATCACAGGAATTGTATCTGGATTAACGCTCTTACATGATCCGTCAACCCTTAATCTAGCACTGTTCCCAAGGTTTATTTTATGTAGGCTAATTGAAAATATACTTGAGTCTGAAAAACTGAAAATCCTAAATAAAGACCCAGTTCCAAATACACTATCAGATACAATTGCTCGGTCATAAGTATCAAAGTAAAGTCTAGCATAGGGTCTAACCACACAATTCTTAAGTAGAACCATACCGTTAGCAATATTAATCTCTATGTGGGTTCCGCCTATTAGAGTATTCTTTAGCGATAATCTGGCTCCCGGCTTCATTATTAGAATATTCCCCTCACTCACCCAAGAATCCTTATCTACAACTACATTCTTACTAACCCAACCTCCTTTTTCTCCAGTAATTTGATCTACTACTCTATAAACCTCCTTACCTTCAACTTCTCTACTCTGCTTAAGGTCTATTATTGTATTTCTCATAGCTCTGTAATAATATTGTTTAGTTCTAGGTAATTCTCATTAATAATAGCAGCTCTGGGAGTTATACGAGAATTCCTTAGATCAAACCCCAATCCTCTAATCATAATATTCCCTCCTATTTCTGAGTTTATTATGTTAGTTTCATTTGGATCAACATCATTATCTATACTAGTTCTCACCATTAAGTTCCCTAGTAAGCTTGTTCCCACTATAGATAAATTCTCATGACCTGATACAACTAATTTAGCGTCCTTTGTCATATTAAACTCCTTACAGTCAAAAGCATGAGCCGCAATATCTAGATTATTTAGGTTACTCTCAAACATCTGACCGTAATAAATGTAAATCATGCAGTTATCTAGATTTGTATTAACTACCTTCACATATTCAGATTCTATTATAGTTCCTCCCGTTATCTTACACTCACCTATGACGCTTACTCCTCTACTTATCCAACAATCATATCCAATTAGGTCCGGGTGAGTTACAGTTCCTCCAAACATTCCTGAGCCTTCACCTTCTGTATTTAGCGGGTGTTTGTCGGTCATTACCACGTTATAATTATTTAGTTCAGGATCCCAGGTAAATGATAGTGTCCCCTCTTTATTGTTTATTATTTCGTGTTTCATAAATTACTTACTTTGCCAATTGATTCCAAACTCTTATTCTTAATTATGTTATCTCCAATCGAATAGTGAGTCAGTTCTTTAATACCCTCTTCTTTTATGTCAGCTAGTATAAAGTTCTCTCTAGTAGTCGTATAAGGAGGTTTATCAAATTTAACTGCCTGAGTATCTATTAACTGCACATTTGAGATTAAGATACTACTGTTTCCCCTAGGTTCTACTTTGAGTTTTGTCTCCTCTCCCTGTAAACTAACTCCACTAGCAACTATATTCTTCCCAACTACCTGAAAATCTGCTCCCTTAGTTATATTAGAGTTTGTGAAATGTATGCCACGAGCTCCATCTAACCATAATCCGCCATCAAGAATAGTTACACCAGAAAGAGTTATTACACTGTTTGTTCCGCTAGATAAATACACATCACCATTCTTAACTTGAACTCCCTCTAAAATAGTCAGATCCCTAACATCCAAGTTGATTCTAGTTTCGTTAAGTATCCTAGTTCCATATCTGAGTACTAACAAGCAATTATCATTCTTCGTCCTTATTATAGAGTCATAACTAACCCAAGAAGTCTCATCTATACTTGTGTGTTTTGGAACTATTCCTCCTATCTTCTCTCCCCTAAAAACTCTATAATCACCATCTATATGTAGCTTTACTTCTGTTCTCATAATATTATCTCATCTTGGTTACTAAATTCGTTCTTAATAATCTTACTTTTTCTTTTTAATATGTATGCTCCTGTCAAACTAGAATCCACTATTGTTGAAGGATTTATTACTGAAAACTCTCCCATTAAACTACTTCTAGCTGAAAAGAGGGACTTATTAATCAAGAACTTACCATCAACCTGTGAATTCAAAAACTCTACATTATACCGCTCATTGTCCGATTTAGGTGCAATCCATATAGGCGAACCAAATACCGCAGAGTCACTAACTATAAAGGAATCAACAGCCAATGTATAATCAGAAGACATAGCATGAACACCCTTAACATAACAACCTGAACCTATGAGTATCTCCTTAGCTATTATATTACAATCTGTTATGCTGCCATAGATATTTGAAAGGTTTAGAGATAGGATAGTTGAGTTGTATACCTTAGCGTGGAGTCCAACATTAACATTCTTACCTACCCAAGATCTCCCATCAATTAAGCTATAGTGAGCCACCGTTCCACCTTCTTCATCTACTAAACCTTTGGATGGGTGATCCTCTAACATATAAATTCTCCAACCCTCCACACCATCCTCTCTTCTAAACTCTAAGGTCATCTCATCATTAATTATTCTATCCATAACTTCCCACCCTCGTTCAATTTAAAGTTAGTAATGGAGACTATATGGCCAACCCCTCTATCATCCTTACTGTTTTGAATGTACAATCTAGAATCCTCACAAATCTTAACATTATTGATTAAAACGTGATCTATTTCTGGTTCAACTTCCAATACCGCATGATCATCTAACACTAGGTCTTTACACCATAACCCAATAATCCCTCCTTCATCTGAGCACTTAATCTTGCTGCCATACGTCATTTTAACATTACTAAGAATCCCTGATAAAACTAGTCCTGAAATGTTCTCTAATATGGAATCTACTATCATTAACTCAGGATTTCCATTTACCCTCAGTCCTAGACCTCCTATATTTGTCACTTTATTGAGGATACTATTGGATATACAAATCTTCCTACCCGCTTGACCAGAAGAGATATCTGAGGACATTATATTCGAATCTGTAATCTCTATACTCCCTAAGCTGGTTTGGTAAATAGTAGAATCAGTTATTAAAGTATTCCCCAGTAAATAAACAGACCCAGAAACAGATGAAGTTGATGATACCCAAGACTCTGAACTCATTACTACACTCTCTCCAACATAACCTCCCATAACCTCTAATCCATCCTCACTTTTTCCAACTACTCTATACAACTTCTCTCCCGTTACTTTACAGGTTATGAAATCGGCTCTATTAAATCTAATCTCTCGCTTTGCCATACGTTATTATTAAATGCCACTAATCCACCAATTACTTCTTCCGGTTCAACATAAGCTAAATCTAGTTCCACATTATCTAGGTAACAGTCATTTATTTTGTAGACTCTAGTATTGCTCTTACCGTTTCGGATTATTACATTATTATTCGTGGTGCACCCTTTCATCATTAGAAACTTACTACCAAAATAATTATTCCCGATAGAAGCTATGAAGTTACCATTAAATATACAATCCTCAATCTTAACTACATTATAAATCTCCATCTTAAATACTCCCGTCACACTACATTTACTAAAAACTCTAGATGCTTGTGTACCTAAACTTAAAAGATCTAAGAAAATTACCCCATCAAACCTAGAATCCTTTATCGACCCGTTCCCATCTATCCTAAATTGACCTAATACTTCTGAGTTTATGATGTTGAATTGATTTATAGTCCCGTCGCCTTCTATCTTGCTTTCTTTTATTCTACTCTCTCCTTTAACTATAATATCTCCGCTTATTACAGTATTCCCCATCACATAACTCCCTTCTTCAACCCAAGCTCCGTTTTTTATTACAGACTCTTCACTAACATACCCACCTAGTAATTTATCTTTATACTTAGCGAATTTAGGGTGATCTTCTGTCATTTTAAGTCTATATAAGGTTTTTCTGTTAAAGGTTTTAGTGTCTTCTTTTAAAATCTCTACCATAACTAACCCAATATTATCAAATTACCACTTTCTTCATATTCATGCTCTATAGATTCTCGCTCTCCTTCAAACAGTTTATTCTCTATATGGATTGACCCTTGATTTACCTCTATTTTACAACCATTTTTAACCTCAACATTCTTTAGTAAACTGATATCCTTAAGTTCATGTCCTAGAATAAAACTCTTCTTACCGATTACCGACACACTTCTTAGATTTGTTATACAGCCAATTCCTTTTGTTGTAATATTAATTGATCCTCCCACTACTCTAAGTCTGTCAGCTAAACAATCCCTTAGTTCAACTTGATAATCTGGACTAATAATCACACTATCTACTAAATGAGAGTCGTACAATTCAACCATATTCGCATCATCAACTGGAGTAAAATCCCTCTCTATAACACAATTAACCAAAGAACACCTACCATAAAGATAAATACGCTCCTTAGTTATTCTTGTGTCTTTTATGTGGTTAATGTCAGTGATGCGTTCTTTATTATTACAGTCTACATAGGAATTCGTTAGGTTAGAGTTAGAAATTACTAAAACACTATCCATAAAACTCCTACCCTCAGTAATTACCGTTTCATCTTGTATTATAGTATTGTTAATTAGCCTAACTCCTTTACTAGATACTACAGACTCATCAAATATCCAAGAAGTCTCATCTACATTATCTTCACTCACAGCATACCCTCCTCTTGTTCCTGGTTTAATTGTTTTGTGGTATTCCGTAGCTTCTATTCTATATCCAACTGTTAAACCTCTTATAGTCTTAGGTTCCTCTTTAATTAGTCTTATTGGTTTTCTTAATTCTTCCATACGCCGTTAAGTTGTCCACCTACAGTTCCACTACCTATAATCACTGAATCTACTATCTCTATTCCATATTCATTACTACACCTCCAAGCTCCTATTACCCTAGAATTATTAACGAGTTTAAGACTAGTGTTACCGCTTTCTAAACCACTGATCTCACTGTTCTTGATTATAGCTCCAGTATTGTCGGTTTCCCAGTTGAGTGAAGTACTCCCGCTAATCTCTGAGTCAATTACATCTATTTTATAACCTATTACAGAAGAATTAATAAGTACAGCTGCATCTTTTACTGTAGATCTTGTTAGAAATACTCCCTCTGAAATCCAACCTCCATCTTCAATCTTAGAGTCCTTACAGATATAACCACCTAAGTTCATTCCAGATTCTGCATACAGTGGGTGATTAGGTAGTTTTTCAATTCTGTAGTAGGTTATGTGATCTCTTATTTTTCTATCGTTTTCTATAACTCTAATCGTTTCCATTCTTTCGTTACATTTTCGTTTATTACTATTAGATGATTCAAGTCGCTCAAATGTTCTAAGACTGCATCCGAATTTACTACCACATTATTTAAATAGACTAGACCTACACCTCTTATATCTATATTACCTTGAGTCCTTAAATGAACATCCTCCATAATAACTCTATCTACCGCTCCTTCATCAACCTGTCCAAAGTGAAGCTCTATATGACAAACATTATCTCCAGTTACATTTTTATATACTCCAGAAGTTAGATGGAGAGTAGCAGCTGAACCAAACTTTTTCCATCTCATGAACTTACAATTCTCCATAACTAACCCCTCTCTTGGAAATGTAGCTTTATACTCTAGTTCAGTAAAGTCAAACCTGCAATTCACTATCTTTATCTGTGTAGTAGGAGTGAATGCGCTATCGTTTGAGCCTATGAATGTGTAATTTAGTTCAGAGTTGTTTATAAAGGTTGGTATTTTAGGGTTTATATTTATTTTAGAGCCATCCGTTATTTGAGTGTGATTCCTTAATGTTACCTTCCCTAAAACCTGAGAAGTATTATCCACCCAAGAAGTTTTATCCATTTCCACATCAAGCCCTATATATCCACCTTTTTCTCCTGTTTCAGCTCTAATTAACCTATATAAAGTCTTACCCATTACTTCTAGAGTGTCTTCCTCCATTAAGTACCACCCATCCCCTTCTTTTATTATTTTAGATTTCATTAAGTACCTCGTTATTAATTTCACAATCCTTTATAACCCTAATACCACTATTGCCTAATCCTTCTGGAGCTGAGCGTATTATTGAGTTATTTACAAAGCAGTCCTCGAGAAGTAGCTGAATCTGTCGCTCCGGAAAGTCAATCATGTTGTCCCCCATAAACTCACAATCTACGGCTGAGAAGGAAATATGTCTTAGTACTTTATGATTCTTATACACAACTAATCCTCCACTAATTGTACAATTTCTGAGGTAAAAACTAGGTCTCCCTTCCACGATAAGCCTTCCATTAACATTACAATTCTCCATAGCTATTTTAACCTTACCTAGATTTATCGCTGTCATGTCAAGAATAGTTATGCCATCTAAGGTTGACTTCTTAATCTCAGTTCCATGCCCAATATTAAAACTACCTCTAATCTCACTCTTGTTTATGTTGGCTGCTCTTATAGTCCCATTTCCGATTATCCTAGAGTTGTTGATCCTAGAGCCATGTGTAATCTCAACCCCTCCATGAATAAAACTTTTACCAATAATTACGGTATCTTCGTCTATCCAAACATCTTCATCTAACTCTACATTCTCTCCAATCCAACCCCCTACATTACTCTTACTTTTATCATATAGTCTGTGTTTAGGTGTCATCATTAGTCTGTATACTTGTTGATTCCTAAAAGTCTTGTATTCAGTTAGGTTAATGAAAAGAGTCTCACCTATAAACTTTCTACTTGGGATATAATGTGAAGAGTCCAAATCCTTAAAATCTACTTTTGTCATAACTCAAATATTGCACTATCTAATCTTTTAAACAACCTCTCGACTCTACTTTCACTATCCATATTTATTCCTTTTATTATTAACCCACTAGCCGATTCTTCACAACTCTTTCTATCTGTTACTTCTATCCTTATGTCAAGTTCAGATTCATCTTCCATATTCAAACTTTCTATAAGCAGGTTATTCGGTCTGTACATTAAGGCATGCTGAGGTTTAATTAAAGTACCGATATCTAACCTCGAACCTTCTATCATCCTTAGACCCTTTACCATGAGATTGCTTATTGATCTAAGTCTCGCTTTTGAATTCTCAACTAAGTAAATATCCTCCAAGCAAATACAACCACTGTCCATATTCCTAATAAACATATCACTCTGAATCGAATAGTAATCTTTAACTTTAATGCTAGTACATGATCCGGTAACCTCAATACTTAATACAGATGCATCCACTAAATTCACATTCTCAAACCTTATAACCTCACACCTTCTCCCAATATCTATACTTACCTTGGACTTCTCTTTTATTTGTACTTTTGATAGTCTAAGATTAACTAAGGAGGAAGTTGAAGATACAATATACAAATGACACTCTTTATCTATCCAGCAATCATCATCTACAATTAGGTTAATCCCCTCTGGAGCATAAGCCTTTATAACTCCTTCAGCTTCACCCGTCTTTTTGTTGTAGAACCTGTGAATTACTCTTGCTTCTCTAAATCCCATATTCTTCCTTTTTAAATTCAAACGCCTCAGACTTAAATACTCCCTGAATAACTCTTACACCTCTGTCAATAATAAAAGGTCCTTCAGATAAGTTAGAATCTTCAATAGTTAGGTTAGTTGAGTTCATAGTTGTAGTTCCGGTGATGATGGAGTTTGTTATTTTAACGCCGGATATATCACTCAATTCTTCTCTACTCAAGTTTAGCCATATATTTACCTTGGCTGATAGAATAGATTGTTTTACCTCTAGCTTAATGTCTGGTGAACTTAGTCCTGAAACTGTCAAACCCTTAATCTCGCTTCTATTCATTACAGACAACTTTCCCACATCTACATAACTATCTCTAATTACACAGCCTGCATCTACAAGTCCCCCATGTTTTCCATTTAGCAGTATCGTCCCATCTAAAACCATCCCTTTAACTACACAGCCTTCACTTACCCAACAATCATAGCCAATATAGTTAGGATCTTTTACTATACCACCTTCGGTATTTCCTTTAAACTTATTGTAGTAAATGTGGTTTGGTAAGATTTTAACTTTGTACCATCCCACCTCCTTTAAGTGTTCAAAAGCTAATGTTTTCTCTTTGTTAATAATATCCTTCATAATTCAAACCATAAAATAAAAGAGCAGCCCACAAGTTTTACCTCATGAACTACTCTTCACACATTATGACAACAATTCTATTTCCTTGTTCCGTATTTCTTACCTATTGAAGTGTTGAAGATCTTGTTAATAAGCCTTGGACCTAAATCGTGACCCCGCTTAACAAATAAATCTTCAAAATCCTTTAGTGATATGTGAGATAAGTCCTTAGGTGCTGCCAATTTCCCAGAACTCCTATCCATCACATCGTAAGAAAACTTGTATCCCGTTGTATCCTTATCTTCCATAAACTTAATAAACCCATCAACTGAGAAGAATCCGAGTTTACTTTTAAGGGAAGATGTGGCACTATGCGATACAATTATTAATACTTCTGCCATTTTTTTTTATTCTTTGTTTTTGTTTCTGTAATATAATATGAACTCTCTTAAAACCACGTAGGACATATATAGGAACGCCAAGATGATTAGTAAGGTATTTATCACAGGTGTCCAAGAGATCAGCTTCATAAACCAACTCTTTCTCTCGTCTAATCCTAAATACAACCTTAAGAATCTAACTGAAGCAAAGTAAAGTCCTATGAAACTTACAACATAAATCCAGTGTATCATGATAGAAAGCTCTTTAAGTCATTACCATCCTCTAAATGTCCCCTAAGCTGAATAAAGCCTCTAAAACCTCTTCTCCTTGGATCATCTAGTTCATCTTTACTCATAGCCTTGCCAATCATTTCAAATACAGAATAGTGACCATTTTCCAGACAGTGCTTAAATAATCCTCTCGCTTTATCTATAGTCATCTTTGTTCCGTCTCCAATTGTAGTATAACTTGTATGAGCTGTTAACCCACATGAATACTTAATAACATCTTCTGGAGACAAATCTGGAGTCATAAGTGGAGTATCTAAATAAGGGACGTGGAGTTCTCCTGGCTTTAATTCTTTTGGCTCAGAGTCTCTTAATGCATCGTACATCTTCTCAGCTAAATCCATAAAGTGAATCTCAGCGTGACCTTTATTACACGTTAACCACTCTTCGTCTTCAACTATAATAGGTATCCCAAAGCAATCTTCACCTTTTACTAGAATATCCCACTTACTTCTCCCTTTGAATGTCTGATCATCTACATCAATTTCATACTCTGGACATCTCTGGTTAAATAAGTGTTCATAAGCCTCTCTAGTTCCCGTTACCAGCTGAGTTACCCACATCCAAGGTTCAAGTATTCTGTTGCATATTTGTTTCGTCACCCCTAAATCGTTCAACTTCTTAGCCTGCTCAACTGCCTTATCTCTAGCTGTTAGCCACTCTAAATCTCTTTCTCTAATCTCCTCTTCATCCATAAAATACTCTGTTCCTTGCATACCTTTGTGAGCCTTCTGGTAAGCCATTGGTATAAAAGGATCATTCTCAATTACTTCTACTACCTTATTAAACGGTTGAGCCCTGCTAGACGCCGTTATTTTTGTGATTTGTTTGTAAGTGTTCAATTGCGCTAAGATGATACGAGGATAAGTGAGTCTATAAGTAATAAGCTCATCCCCTGTTTCAATGTTTCTACTGTGGGCTACAATCTCCGCCTTAATGTTTTTTGTTCTATTTTCTATGTTCATCTTTTAATCTTTCTTTTTGTTTATTCTCTAAAACCGCCACTATATCTTCTACACCTTCAAGTTCATCTAAATAAGCCTGAGTTTTCCTTCCATATTTATCAGCCAACTTCTCCAACTCCTCCGCTTGTTTATTCAGTATGGCTATTATTACATCTTCAAAATCTTCATGCTCTACAAACACACTAGGTCTAACTACAGCAATGTCTATAGAATCTCCATCTTCATTTCTTACTACTATCGCCATACTCTCGTCAACTCTCTGGGGATCATCCAAAACCAAACCAGTAGAATCCCCCACATAATTTCCTAAGAATATCGGCCACTTGAACCCATAACTCTCTAAACGCTCTTTGGTCTTCTTGTGTAGGTTAATAATCTCATCTCCAGTTAGTTTACAGATTCTATCTTTTATTTGTTCCTCTGTCATAACTTTAACCTTTCTTTGATATCTGTTACTACTTTTGTGTTTTTATCGAGGAGCTCTGTACATGTCTCTTTTTGAAATAACTTAATAGCCGCCACAGGGTTCTTTATCTCTCCAAATAACCTCCTCTCCATAAATTATCTCCTTTCTTTCGCTCTTTACTCAAATCCACCTCAGCTCCATTATAGCCCTCTTCTTTCTTACTAACTTCGCACCCTTTCTTATACAAGTACGCAATAACTCCTGCTGTAGCCAATCCAACTACGCTTAAAAATCTTATCATATATCTAACTTATTAATTTTTCTAACGTATCCTCAATCCTCCCTATCTCTTCCTCATATAGACTAACCTGACATTCGAACTTCAATCTTAATCTCTCCAATGACACTTCTACATACTTATCGTGGTCAAGCTCTGGAGAAAACAGGAACGATTCATACTCAAACTTACCTACTCCTTGAATCTCCACAATAGTCTTCTCTGGGTCATGGTGTTTAATTCTTAGTAGTATCGGGTTTATATTTCTTAGATCATACCCAAATTCTCTCTCAGGTAGTCTAATGTTGTTTATTCCGTACTCCTCTAATTTTTCTTGTGCTTTTTGCTGCAGTTTTATTAAGTTGTTCATATCTCAAAAATTTAACCAAAACATTTCCTCTTGTTCTCATATATAAGGCTTTAACCATAGAGTTTACAGGTCAAGCCAACTAAAGAACTGATAATCATAGCACTAACCGTATACAAAAAGAAGTAGAGGCTAGATTTATAATACACTTTCTTCACCGAGTTATATAGCACTAGTGGAACATGGATAACAGCTGTAAATTTATAGAACTCAACTGGGAGAATATACAAGCAAATTAAAGCTAATACTGAATGCTCCAATGCTAATCTAAGTTCCAATGGTAAGAATCTCAGTTTAACTCGTATATCTCCTTCATCCTCATTTAACCATACAAAATAATCCTTCCTTCCAGTCCCGTAAAATAAAGCTGAACCAAGCCTATAATAACTTCCCTCTAGACTATACTTTGCGAGCTTACTTTCAAACTTCTTCATAAGCCACACCTCTTCCACAGTTACATTATCATCTTCAAGTTTACTACCTATCTCATCTAAGTCCACCTGCGTATCACTATCCCCCTGAAACTGCTTTATATCTTCCTTAGAGAATACTTTAAATCCATCAAACACCTCTAGTACCTTATTCTTTCTTAATATTCCCTCTGCATCTATACTATCAATCAACTTTCTCTCTAATAAAAACTGTACATCTCGTTGATCCTTAGTTGCTGCATAATTACTTAACCACTTCTCTTCTCTCATAATCAAATACTTCTTTTTTATACACTACTTCCCTCTTTCCTCCATCTACAATCCTAGTCTTACCTGCAACAAAGCTCCACATAACATACGTCAAACCAAATAGAACTACCATGAGGCATCCAAAGTTACCGATTAATCTATATAGTGTGGTTTTAGGTTTTCTATACTCCCCAACACTTTCATAGACCGACCCCAAAGTATAGCAAATCCCAAAGAAAAGGAATATACAGAGAGTTATCCAGTTATCTTTAGGTGTTGAAAATGGCAGTAAAATAAGAAAACCTACAATAATACTTAATAGCACTCCAGTAAGAACTCCCCACTTAATATTACCGAAGTCAAGTATCTTAGGCTCATCTTTTTCTTCCTCTAATTTAGTATATACTTCCTGTTCATCTTCCCAGTCAAATTCATCATTAAGGTACAAAGTCTCGCAATCGTGATCCTCGTTGAAGAAAAATATAGCTACAAGAACCTTACTCCATCTGCCGAATACTACCTTTAAAGACTGAACCACCTCCCAATCATTCTTTATGTTGTCATCTAGAAGGTTTAAAACTCCATCAACATCTTCCGGGTAATCCAGTAAGTCGCCGTAATCTAGAGTTTGGTATTCATTGAGAGCTTTAATTACATCCCATTCCTTAGTACTTTCACTGTTAATTAGGTCTATCATTTCTCTCAATTTCTTCTATTATTGCTGAGACTATGTATGACACTACTAGAGCTCCTAAAGACTTAAAAAAGAACATAATATCTCCCTCAGCAATTGTATACCCTCTTTTGAAAATTCCATTAACCAGCATTCCCACTCCACTAAACAAACATAAGTGAAATGAAATCAAAGAAATAACTATAGCTATCGTATTAATAAGGTTTCTCATAATCCCTCTTCTTTTATTCGTTTTCTAAGTAGTTTCACAAGGTCTAACTCAGCAGTACTAACATAATTAACAACCTCTTCAATCTTAGCCATATCCTCTTTATTCGATAATCCTCCCTGCTTAAACTTCTCAATATACTCCTCTACAAATCTCAAGGCTAACTCTCTACATTTTCTTTCATTCTCTTCATATGCAAATATAGCCCCTTGGAATGGTGAGCCTAAAATAGGAATCAGATCAATATGCTTATACTTAACCCACATAAACTCCATATATCTCAATTCTCCCTCATCTGCATCTTTAGCTACTCTTAACTTTTTAGCTTTACCCTCAAAGAACCTGCTAATACTTACTTTTTCTCCAAACTCACCTCTTAAGATTCCATTATTTGTAGAAACCTCCCAAGTAGTATAACCGTGTTCATTAGTCTCTATCTGTATACTTGAAAGCTCCTCCTTAGGTAAATCTAAAACGTAGTTCCCAAAAGGCGTATCTTCCGTATATCCAGTTAATCTTACAAAATCTTCCTGGAACTTTATTATATCTTCTAACTTTACCATCTTATTTCTATTTCTCCATTATTCGATATCAAAACATAACTAAGAGCGATGAGGATTATAAGGTTGAAAATAGAATAAACTCCTACATAAAACTTCCTAATCGACTCTTCCCACTCAAACGGATTAAATGAAGCTCCTAAAACACTAACTCCAAAGAATAGAACTAGATTGAAGATTAGCCCAAATATTAACGTCTTTTTCATAACTCCAAACTGCTAATATCACTAACTAACTCTAGATTCTCTGTGTCAATGTTGTAGACCTGGCTAAAGTAATATCTATCTCCATAAACCTCTACAAACTTATCCCAATCTACCTTATACTCTCCATTTTCTGCTAAACCTTCACTTACATATACTTCAGCTTCTATTTGGTTGTACTCTCCAGTTTTACTTAAGGATTTAACAACTATATTTGATTCCTCGTTTATGTATAGCGCTCCTTTAACTATTATATTCATACTCTTTAATTATTTCTTTTACTACAAACTCTCTCGCCTCCTCATAAGTGTAAAACCTTTCTGTATCAAACTCTAGTTCCTCTCCATTCGCATTAACATTCACTTTATAGATTGTACAAGTATTCCCAACTACATAATCGATACAAACTTCATATCCCTTACTTCTAAACCACTGAAAAACTTGCTCCCAGGTCGGTATAGCTACTTCACCTCCTTTTCCTTCAGCTCCATTTCTAAAAGTCTCTACATCTGAAATTCTAAAGCAATCATCTTGGATCTTATTCTTCAAACTCATACATAGGTCTAAATGATAACTAACAAAACATGGCTCATCAAAACCTATCTTCTTGAGGGCTATCGCAATATCTAACGGCACTAAAACTTTTCTCATGATTGCATTTCTCTTAGTATTTTTTGAAGATCCTTTATTGACGTCTCTGTAGTAGAACTTAACAACTCCATCATTTTCATTACTACCGTCAATCTTGCTTCTTCGTATGTTTGAACAGCTCCTAGATCGTGTAGTTTTCCACCCTCTTTAATATCGTCCACAGAAGCGTAATACCTTGGATCTCCTTCGTTTAATACTTCATTTGTCGATATCATACCCACTAATCCCTTACCTCTAAACTATTCGAAGACTAACTCCCACATAGGTATAGCTATTGCAACCTCTTCTCCATCAAAAGCCTCTCCATTACGTAAAACTGCTAAATTATCTACACTAACTGAATCTCCTTTTACTTCATCTTTAAAATCTACTACACTACGACCTCTCCAATAATTAGCGAAACAAGGTAAGTCAAATCCTAGATCGTTTAACTTGAGTGCAATGTCCAATGTTACTAATACTTTTTTCATAATTTTTTTTTACTTTTCTTTTTATTTAAATTCTCTTTTGTTCTCTTTAGTCTCTGAATTCCATAAACAAACTAAAAAATACGAAAAACCAATAACTCCCATAGTCCCAAAAATAAAAGACATAATAGCTAATACAATTTTCATAATCTCTCTAATCTAAATTTAAATCTCTATGTACGTACCAAAATGCAAAACCTGAGATGAATAAGAAAACCGCAAAATCTCCAAAATGATCCCAGCTAGGCACAAAAATAAACCTAAAGAGTAGCAAAACTGTAGTAATTATAGAAATCATCGTACAAATATTTAACCACCCTTTTAAAAAATCCTCAAAATCTTCTTTCATCTTACAAACCTTCTGGAAACGATATATAATCTACTTTCTCGTCCTGCAAATATTGAACAAACTCGGATAATTCTTTAACTATTTCTGGTGGGACTTCTTCATTCTCCCAAGCTTCAATTATATCCTCAACTTCAAACTCATATATCCAAACCTCTGCATAATCACCATCAACTAGGCCATCACAAAATCTCCCTTCTATGTAACCCTCCATCCAGTGCGCTAAGTTCTTTGATATTTTTGGTGTTATAATTACCCTATGAGTGAACACCTTTCCAAATTTTTCTTCTCCTTTTGTCATAATCCTAGTGATTTAATTTGTTCTTCTGATAATGGTTTGAAGTTTTCGTAGATAGGTATTGATGAACTTGTAGGGATAAACCAATTACCATCATACTTTCCTAACCTACTTATTATACACTTAGCTTCGTCGTCATTCCAGAACTTACCCCATTTTCCTACAAACTTACTATAATCTATGGGTTTTTCTGCGGTGAATCCATTTAATGTATACTCTGTGAATGAAAGGAGACAAAGTTCATCACCAATTTCTCCAGGTCCACTAACTGTATAAGAAATCAAACTATTATCAAACCTAATTCCACTTCAAAACTCTCTACTTCTCCCCAGCCGTACCTTATGTCGAATACCTTATCTCCTATTTCAAAGTTTCTTTCTCCTCTTGTCATAACTTTATTCTTCTTCTTTCCATTTCAGACTTAACTTCCAAACTTGATCTTTATTTAATAGCTCGAACTTACTTGTTTCCACCAATTCTAACGCTCCCTTATCATTCTCCATCTCAAATAAAAACTTACTCTCAAGATGCGCTTTTAGTCTAGCTATTATAATTACGCCTCTATGATAAATCTTTCCCCATCTACCAATTCTCTTATCCCAATCAATACTTACAACTTCATCAAAACTCTCATAAGCTCGGTGTGACAGGAGGGTTCTAACAGAGCTATCGTCGTAGTAGATGTAGTTTTTAGTTGATTTAAATTTTACTTTGGCATTGTAATAAACTTTTCCCGTCTCCTCATCCACAACCCTCTCGAAATGATCTATCCTTCCCCAACCATATCTTACATCAAACACTTCATCATCATACTCGAATTGGCACTCAACGTTTACCATATCTCCAGGTTATTTTTATTTTATTACTACACTTAAAACACCTCGCTATCATGTAATCTTTTCCCTCCTCAATCTTATAATACTCGTGATCACAGAAAGAATCCTTAAACATGTACTTAATGGTGAAAATAATGAGTATAACTGAGCAAATACCTACAAACACATAAGCTAACATCACACTCATTTCTTCTCGTATTTCTTTATTTCTTCGTCTATACAATTAATTTCCTCCTGAATAATCTCCATCTCCGTTTCTTTGGTGTGCTTTCTTCCGTACAACTCTTTTAGCATAATCTCCTCTACAGTCATATCCAGCCACTTAAGATAAAACACTCCAGACTTAGTATTATCCAGAGTCCACCTTAGATATCCTGAATTACCATTGAATGTGAATAAGCCTTTTGAGATGATGTACTCCTTTTTATATAGAGTTAAATCATCACCAAATATATTAAACTTCTTACTAAACGATTTTCCTGCTCTCTGAAGTTCAATTATCCGTTTTACCACTTTAGGTATCAGCTCTGTCATAGTTTCTACATATTTCGATTATTTTGCTTGAGGTTACATCTTGTTCTGCGTCCAACTCTATAAACTCCCCACCATAATTTCTAACAAGCTCTAGCATCTCTTTTGCAAACTCTATTGACTCTTCCTCTGTTTGGTTTCTTCCTTTAGCTATGTACGGTTTAGTCCTGTGTAAGAAGATGTTAATATTGTCAAACTTATTCACCTCCTCTAATACTAAATTTCTAAAGTTCTCACTACCGTCTCCATATTTACCATTATAGAATAGAGAAAGGATTAAAGGTCTGTCTGTTATTATGAACTTAACTTTCCCTTTTAACCGGAAGAGTCTATGGTGTTGTTTGGCGAAAAGATAAAGTTCATTCTTAAAGGTTTCATGGCGCTGCTCCCAAACTAGTTCTTTAGCATATTCAGACACTAATTCTACGTCAAATCCTTCCCATTTCATCTTAGCAAATAGTTCAGAAGCGATCGTACTCTTCCCCGTTCCTGGTGAACCTATGAGATTTACTACTATAGTTTTCTCCTCTTCTTTCACCTCATCCCATACCTCAGTCGCTTCCCAGTCTTTTTCTATTTGTTCTTGAGGGGTCTTATCTAGATATTCTTTTAACTCTTCCATAAAATTTGTTTCAGTTTCCATCTTTTACTTTCTTTTTGTTATACTGTCTCTTAAGTTCGCTATGTCTTTTACTTAAGTCATCTTGGTAGTCTTTATGAACCTTAAGCAGCTCTAAACTGGCTAAAATCTTAATATGACTCTCCGGTACAAATGCCCACTTCAGATCAACTTCTCCCTCAATATCAAAACACTTCCACTTCCTTACTATACTCAAAGTCTCTCCCTCTTCTTCCTGTATAAACTTTAGATTCTTGATTACCTCATCCTCTGCAAACATAGATAATTCAATTAAACTGTGGATATATGGAATTAAGGTTGAGGTTGATCCGAGAGGTTCCAATAACTCCCTTGAATACTTAGCTAACTTATAGAGGGCTTTTCTTATTTGCAACCCGTCTATCGATATTGATTCTATTTGCTTATTCATAATACATCTAAACATTTCGTTAAACACTCTAATCTAACTGCTTCATAGTCCTCTCCTTCACCACTAAACACTATCTCATCTTCTGCTTTTCTCCCATCAATTACTGTATAGAGCCAAGCTTTATGATTAGGAATTTTGACTATTTCTCCGTAGATCTCTTTACTTCTTAGCCACTCGAAAGCTTGATCATATGTTGGGGCTGGAAGTATCCTTGAGTTATAGTTTTCATCCTCGTACAAAAAGAATTCCCATAGGTCCAGCTCGAATTGTTTAGTTCTCCATTCACCTGCAGTTAAGCTTTCGGACTCACCCCACAAATGTACATTCCCATCATCATAATAAGCTAAGAATAGTGAACCTTTAAAACCTTTCTCGTATAACTTTCTAGCCACCTCTATTGGGACTATCCAGCTATCATACCTTCTTGCGTCTAACATAATCACAACCTAATTTAGTAGCCTCAACCCACCAAATAATAACATCTCTCATATAACTCTCATGGAAAACAGTATATTCATCTCTCTTGCGCATTTCTTCAAGCTCTATCTCAAGTTCATCATAATGCTCCCTCATTTCTTTTACACTATATCCAAGCTTCTCATCGTAGTTAATCTTGTACTCACATTTAAAATACTTAGAATCAAAAACTCGTGTGAAACCTTCAAAAACAACCTCATCACTGAAAATATAATTAGCTCCCCATTCCATTTCTCTCCTAAGCTTATCCACAAAGAAATCCACTCTATGCTTCTCAAACTTAACAAACTCCGGGTTTAACATGTTGCGTCTATGTGGATTTCTTTTAAGTAACTTCTCATCTAACTCCTTGAAAAACTCTATAGGTTTATTAAAGAAAACTTCAGGATACCGAATACCACCACCATGAAGAATTAAAACCATATCAATCGCCTTACTATCCCCACCAAAATGAGATAAAACCTTGAGTACAGCTTCTTTCTTCTTTGAGTCAGTTACGCTATTTAGTCTTTCCATATCTCATTCCCTTTCTTGATTTAACTCCTTTTCTTCTTCCAATCTAAGCCTCTCCATAGTTATTGGGTAGTTCGTCATCGCATACTCTACAGCCTCCTTAGCTATTGCCTTAGAATTTTTCCTCTTCATATAACCCTTATCGATAGCTTCCTGTTCCAACTCCCTAGCTTCTACTCTTGTTTTCATATTTTATTTCTATTAATCCTTTAAAATTCCCATATCTCCACTCGATTTCATTTTCATCTTCAAGTATTCTCACATCACCTAAATTTATAGAGTCTACTTTAATTCCACCACCTGTTACAACTCTTTTCATTATTTTTAGAGCTTTATTTGCGTAATACCAATCAACTACAAGCCAAACCATAAGAACAAGTAATAGACTGAACCACATTATAACCTTACTACCAAATGCAAAACTAAGCCCTATCATAGCTACACAGAATACTATTAACAGGTAGAACTCTGATGGCTTGATAGTAGGGCCCATATATAATAGAACCTCACATCCCCTACCTTCTCTTCAAACCCAAACATACTATCCAAATCTTTCATCATACTCTACTTTAATTAACATTTCTATCTCATACTGTTCAACTAAGTCATAATCTATCTGGTGAATTACAGTCTCAGTTTCAGGATCATAGAAGAAGGTGTAACTAGTATCGTCCACTCTAATAACTCCATGACCGTCTCTATCAAAATCAATTACTTCAACCATATCTCTTTGTCTTTTATTATTATTGTATTTCCGTTAAACTTAGCCTTATACAACTCCCCATCCATGACTACAGACCCATTTGAATAATAAACCCCATCTCTATACAACACTCCGGTATTTCTTTGGTTTGAATTAGAGTGTATGTGTGAGAAGGTATGTAGTTTGAGGTTATATAAGGTTTGAATTCTAGTAAGTAAAGCTGAGTCTCCTACCTGATCCATATCCCCGTTTAAATCCAGTATTCCCTTAGGTGGTCCGTGTGTAATTAGAATATCAACATCATCATCTATAGCATTACACCACCTTTTATATAACTTACCTCTGTCTGCCATAAAAGCCCAGTTACCAAAAGAAGGAGTGTATGGAGAGCCAAATATTTTATAACCCTCCACTACTGTATGTTCATCAATTAAAAGTTCTACTCCTACACTTCTCCATAACTCTCTAGCGTACTTTAAATTGTTATACTCAAAGGTGTTATGGTTTCCTGGTACAAAGATCTTATAAGGTATGTGACTGAGTTCTTTACCTACCCACTCTATAAACTGCTTACACTCTAACTCATTCTTAACTTCATCCCTATAATTAGCCCAATCTCCACTATGAATAAGCAGGTCTGTGTCTTTAGGAATATTAAGCTGATCGTGAGTCATATGAGTGCAGCCTATATGGTGGATTTTAAGCTCTTTTTTCATAACTTCTCATCTAACTTTTTCTCAACTACCTTTAATGATTTACTGATGATGTGTTTTATGAGACTACTAACTGTAACATCATCTTCAGGGTTCTTCTCCACATAACTAACCGTTGTTCCACCTTTGAAGCTAACTATAATTTCCCCAGGCTTTACTCCTATTTTGTTAATAAGTTCAGCTAAGGTCATAGTTTCTCCGTCAAAGGTTTCCACTGTTTTTAGGTTCTTGTTTTCCATAATTGTTCTACTTTTTGTCTTAATTCCTCTAAGCTCCCGTCGTTAATTATAATAGCATCGAATTCACTATCAGGTATGTCATCTAAATCAACTTCGGAAATGTGTGTGTCGGAACTGTCTATTTCTGGTCGTACAACTTTGATAATAAAAACTCCCTCTTCCTTACACCTCTTAAATTCATTCTTAAATCTTAGGTCTGTTATTATTATATTATCTAAGTCTCGTATCCTGTCAAATAGAATGTTCACCCAGATATCCTTACTTACTCCAGACCTTAAACTATCTCCAACATCTTTCATTAAATCTCTAGGACTCTTTCCCCACCATTTCTCCATAGGTTTCTCTTTCTCAGCTCTATCTTCAAGTCTCCACGGGGCTATATCAAAGGCATCACTAATAAAACTCTTGATACTGTCTGCAAAGGCTCTCTTCTTAAACTCAGGAAACATCCCCCCAACTGTGTCTTTGCCTGACCCTTTCTTACCGGCTATAGCTATAATTGTTTTCTTTTTCATACTTCTTCTTAACTAATCATAAACCAACTAGGGTCATAATTTGAATTTTCGGACTTAAGCTTAGATATAACATCAATTACATCTTTCACATACCTACCTGGCTTCACTATTCTTATTTTCGTAAAATCCTCATAATCATCGCTCTCTATTGAATCTATGAAGTAGTCGAAATTGTTACTTAGAAGATTAGTAAATTCTATTGAATCTCCTCTCTTTCGGTATCTCTCCAAGTACTCTTCTTTCAAACTTCTATCTGGGTAAGCAATATAATAATGTATTCCAAGGTTTTTAAGAATAGCTCTAGTCTCAGGGTGGCAACTAACCAGTATGTAATTAGCTTTTCCAATCTGCTCTTTTATAGCTCTCTCATAATCTTCCCATCTATTCGGTCCCATGAAATCCGCACTATCAAGGTCTGCTATATGCTTCCCCGCTGCACTACTCTTGCCTAGCCCTGGAAAACCACAAATTACATCAGTTCTTCTTCTCCCTAAATATTTTCTAAGTAAGTCAGCGAAGTCAGTTGCAAAGTCTCTATCGCTTAGTAGGTAATCTATTCTATCTATCATCTTAATACTTTTTGGTTATATCTCTAAGTCTAACAAAAGCCTCCCTCTCCTTCTCATTCTTAATATCCTCTTCCTTGTAATCAGCCAAAAGAACCTCAATAAACTTACTACCTCTTTCTTTTGCTAACTCTACATCTCCAGTCTCCTTAGCTTTATTTAATATCTTCTCAAACAAATCAGCGTAATCGTTCCAATTGTTAGTCATGAAGGTTGATCTTATTATATCTTGGTATTCTTCAATTGTCATTTTTCTCTTTGTTTATATTTAAGACTATCATATCGCCACAGTGTCTACAAGCCCAAACAACTTTCTTTCTCGGTATTTCCTCTATAGTCTCATAAACGTGGCGACATGGAGTTGGTTTTTGTTTTGCTCTATATCTCCCAAGTGCGTAGCTCCCAAGGTTTGACACAATTAATAGGAAAACTACCTCTAAAATACTAAATATCATAATAATGGTTTTGCTATCTCAATTAAACCTTTGAAGTTTTCTAAAAATTTATCTCTGAGTTTTTGTGTTTTGAACGACAATAAAGTCCTCGCATTAGTACAATGAGTTTTAGTAATATCATCTCCCCAATAATATAAAATATATTTTACATAACTATCTTCCCAATCAGGTTTCCACCCATCATTATATTTATCCCTTAACTGACATAATTGAGCAAGTGCTAAACATGCTTCGGCTTCTTCTCTATTGGGGAAAACATTTCTATTACCTTCTATAGCAAGTATTTTATCACGCGTCTCATTAATTTCTTTAATCTCACTTTCACCATTTACAAAGAATCCTTTTATAATTTTTTAAATCTTCCCATCTCTTAGGTAATTCTTCTGCTTCAACTTTCCTAAAAACTATGCTCTCGAAGGTTGACTTTTCTCTGTCAATTTCATAACCTTCTGGCACCTGTATTTTCATTTCTTTTGCTTCCATTATTTATTATATTTTATTTTGTTCATTATTTCCCCAAGTTTAGTAAAGGCCTTTAGTTCTTCTTCATTTAAATCATCTTTATTAACTTCACCCTTCACTCTACTAAAATACCTCTCAGAAAGCTCTCTAACTTGCTCAACTTCATTATTACCCAACTTCTTAGCTTCCTCATACACTTCATCAAACTCTTTAGCAAAATGGTTCCAGTCGCTAATTTTCCTGTAAGATCTGAGCGCTTTTAAGGTTTTATCTACGTAACTCATTTCATCTTATTAATTTTATCTCGAATCCCTTTAAACCTAAGATAGGCATTTAGCTCCTCCATGTCTTTGATATTATTCTCTGTGCGCCCCTGTGTTGTCACTTCAAAGATTCTCCGACTATCTACCTTTAATGACTCGAGTTCTCCTGTAAGTTTAGCGGTTAGACTCTTTCTCTCAAGTACATCTGCCCACTCACTCCAGTTTCTTATGTTCATTCTTGATTTGGATTCTTTTATTAACTTTTCTATTATTTCCATTTTTATTTTAGTTTTACTGCACAACGAACGAAAATCTCCGCCGGTTGTTCTAAATACTATAACTATCTGATTCCCAATGAGAGCGAACATTTCCGTTTTCTAAAGTTACAAGTACAGCCAAGATTTCGACCCTACTTAATTACTTAATAATCAGTGATAACCCAAAAGTGGGGTCTCTAAATTAACTAGCGACTCTCTGTAAATCAACGAAAATCCAAATCTGGACTCTCTCAACTAACTGTAAATCAGAGAGAACTCAAATGTGAGGTTTCAGAATAAAAAGAAAGAGAGACCAGAAAGTTTAACCTCTCCAATCTCTCCTCTTCATATTACTTAAGCCTCACAACTCGTACAATTATTAAAGTTCATCGCCATATTTTTAGCTACTGACTCTGATCTCTGGTAGTACAATGTTTTAAGACCTGATTGCCAAGCGTAGATATATAGAGCGTTAACATCTTTCAGTGGTATATCTGGTGGAATGTTAAGGTTTATACTCTGTGCTTGATCTATATACTTCTGTCTCTGTACGGCTTGTGTTATGATCTCCCTCTGGCTAATCTCCTTGAAAGTTCTAAACACAGCCTTTGTATGGTCATCTAGGAAATCTAAGTGTTGAACCGATCCCCTATTGAGCATTATATCTCTCCAAACCTCTTCTGTATTCTTTCCTAATTCTTCTAGTTTCGCCTCTAAGTATTTGTTCTTTCTCATAAAATTACCCTTAGCTAAACCTGCTTTGTAGTAATTGGATGCAAAAGGTTCTACTCCAGGTGAAGTTTGGCCAAGAATTGCAGAAGATGAAGTTGTCAATTTGTTACCCATAAGGCTCTTTATCCCTATGCTCTTACAGTTTATCATCCCGTAACGTTCAGACTATATAATCACCATAGCATCAATTTAATGACACCTTAGGGCAGGATTTCGTGGTATCTCATGGCCGTAGATTAAATCCTTAGGCTGTACATACTAGTCGTTGAACCTTTTAGCTATTTCTAACTAAAGTGGATGCTGATTATCCCCGGTGTAATAGAAGGAGTCCCAGCAATTAACCCTGTTTTCTTATACCGAGTTTCCCCGATAAGCTCCCCCAACTTTTAAGGAGCGATTGCCATTAAAGTTGTATTTCTAAGTCCATAACCTTTTAACAACTCTGGCTCACCGTATACTTTTGCTAACTCTTTACTTGCTTTTCTCGCTTTACTCTCGATCTCTTTGAAAACTTTGGCATTAAACGTCTTAGCTTCCATTGATTCGAAAGGTATGTTGTTTTTCTGCAAATAAGAGTGGTAGCCCATCACCCCTAATCCCAATGCTCTGTGTCTCCTAGCGAATTTATTAACAGCCTCTAAACCAGGAATCCCAGCAGAGTTCTCTATAAATTCAGACATAACAGCATCTAGGAAATAAATAGCTAGTTTTACCGTATCTGTATTCTTCCACTCATCGTAAAGCTCTAAGTTAAGTGAAGATAAGCAGCATACAAAGCTCTCGTCAAATCCATCAGGAAGGGCTATTTCGCTACAAAGATTTGAGTGTGAGATAGTTAGCTTCTTATCCTTATACACCTGAGGCTTGTTTTTGTTTACATTATCGGTGAAGAATAAGTACGGCATTCCTTTTTGTTGTCTACTTTCTAGAACCTTAGCCCATAACTTTCTCTTTTCCATATCTCCATCCACCATCTCTTGCATCCAGTAATCAGGTATACATGCTCCAGTAAATAGGTTTTGTATAGGATTCCCGATATCTCTAATCTGCAAGAACTCTTCAAAATCTGGATGGTCTATGTCAAGGTATGCTGCAAAGGCTCCTCTTCTTGTCAATTTTGTTCCACCAAGGTCGTTAATCTCGGTGCGTTCTCTAATGAACTGCTGTAAGTTTTCCCTACATGTTCAGACTATATCTTTACCAATTAAGGCAGCGTATGTTTCCCCTCACTTGAAGGTACTCCCTAAGGATAGTCGTTGAACCCTTCCCATTTTACAGGGACTCCGGCTGCTGATTGCCCAATACTAACAATTTTCAAACATTCACACTTACCTTTTCAGATTATGCTGTAGTTTGTCAGTCTCTAAGGGTGTCCCAGCAATTAATACGCTAGTTTTACAGGTATCCCCAAGAATAAAACTTAAGATCCCTGTGACACAACACCCATAGTCGTATCAAAAATCTGCATAAAAGGAACTGGACCAGAAGATTCACCATTATCCTTGATTTTAGCTCCTCTTTCTCGTATGTTCCCAAAATAACCAGAAGTTCCACCACCTATCTTAGTCTGCATTGTAACCTCTTTCAGCTTATCCGAGATTAGGTTTAGTGAGTCTGGAACGTTAACTCCGAAACAATTATGTACAAAAACTTCAGCTTCAGGTAGATAGAAGTTATGACTCGGATGGTCTACCTCTATATCGTACACTGACACCTCTTCTTCAGCTTCTACATTCTTAACTTCAACAACAGTCTTATACGATTCTCCCTGAAGTTTATCTAGGGGTTTTATTTCTTCAGCAGGTTTATATTCACCATTAGACATTAGAATTAAGTGATCAGGAGTACATCTAATATTATTCGTACCAGCTTCTCCTACACTTAAATACACCAAACTCTTAGTCTTCTTTGTTTCCCACACTCGGTTAATCTTAGAATACTCAATCGTCTTAGTGTCTGTGTTGAATACTTTAATCTGGAAATTTCTTACCCCTTCATCCCATCTTTTAGTTAATTCTTCAATGGTCATAGTTAGGTGTACATCTCCAGACTTAACTTCAATTAGGGTATCATTCAGGAGGCAGCTAATCGGCAAACCTCTCTGTGTACCCATGTTAGCCCATATAGGTGAACTTAAACTCATCCAACCATTCCAGACAATTTCTTTAAACTTTTCCTTAAGGTCAGGGCGTTTTAGTCTCTTGGCAGCTGCAGAAGTTATCCTCTCAAGTGCTCCATCTAGGTTTTCTCCTCTAAGTAAGTAACCTCCATTTAGCATTCTAGACGATTCTTCATTAAACCACCAAGGAACTTTAACGTCCTGATTTTCATTTGTTAAACTCATATATAAATCGATTTAGTTACATCTTCTCTATATATAAGTCTTTAACCTATAACTCTAGCCGGTCAGAACTTTCAAATCTTTCTCCACATCTCTAATCTCCTCATCAAACCACATCTTGTCCTCATCATTAAAGTTCTCATATTCACCTAGAAGTTCTGCATACGTACCACCAAAGCCATCATAAGGGGAATAGTAATATCTCTCAAGCATCCCTTTCTCATCATCTAAAATCAACTCATCATAATCACCATTGAGTAGAACAACAGTATCCTCCTCCTTTACGTACCTTATTTGTATATCCTCGTCCCAGTAATCTTTAGGTGCTCCATGTAATCTATAAGCCCTAACTATTTTCTCTAACTGTTCAAGGCTACTATCTGAGAATTCGTTAAGACCTGTTATTACAATGCCATCTTCAGCCATATCTCTTCTTTTGCTATTAGTTCTTCTTCTATGGTTGGGAAAGGTCTAATAACATCTCTAGGTACATAAAAGTCTTGTTCACAGTCAGGATAATCTAATAAACCTAATGTTACCGAATCCCCTTTGTCGTGGTGAACTAAATAAGGCTCTCTGTTTGGATCATCAACAAAATACATAACTTTCCAGCTCTCTAATATCTCTTGTTTACTTACCTGTTGAACCATAACCTCCTGATCCTCTATCTGTTTCACTTAATTCTTCTACCTCTTCAAACTCAATCTTAGGGTACGGGATAATTATAAGTTGAGCAAATCTTTCACCTAACTCGTATATCTCCGGATCCTCACATGTTGGGTTGAATATAGACTTTATTGGACCTCTATAGTTTGAATCGATTACACCTACAGAGTTTGTCATTTCTAGATCTTTCTTACAAATTGAGCTTCTAGGGAATAACAACCCAACATAACCATCCGGGATTTCCAGTGCAAGGTCGCTAGTGTATATGTACTGTCCCTTCTCGTTTACTTTGTAGGCTGTTGCTGTAAGGTCTAATCCTGCATCCCCGTCTTTAGCATATTTAGGGATTACTGCACTCCCGTCTAGTCTTTTGATTTTTACTTTCATTTTTCTTTCTTTTTAGTTGTTATCTTCTTGTTCAATTAATGGTAGGTGTCCTTTTTGTTTTAATAGCTCGTATAGGAATAGTCTACCCTTCTGAGTCCATCTTGTGTGTAACTGATCTCCTTTTCTTCCGTCTTTATAAGTTATTGGAGTAGTGTGGGATTTAGTGTAGCCAAGCTTAGCATACTCTTTATACAGGATCCATTGACCACTTTGTTTGAACTGTATTTTATTTTCGTGTAGCAGCTTGTTTAACTCTTGAGCTGTCATTCCATAATCCTTAGCTATTTGAGTTACCGTAATCGTGTCTGTTGAAGCTAGAATCTGGTCATAATAAGTTACTTTAGGTTCATACTCAGCTATTAGGACATTCTTCACTTCAATTTCACCCTTAAGCTTTTCATTTCTCTCTACTTCATCTGCATAGGCTCTTAAGGCTTCAACTAAAGTCAGTCTCGGATTAACTTTTGTCTGAGCATTCTCTAACTCTTCCCATCGACGATTCACTTTAATTCTAAGCTCTATATTGTAACCTGTCATTAAGTCCATAGTTTGTATCTTAGTCAGCTCGTAAACTTTGTCCTTCACTTGTCCCCCATTTGGTAACTCTCTGATACTGAATGTCTCTCCAATTTTGGATAGATGTAACTTCTCATAATTCTTATTCAACTTATCACAATCCCTAAGGACATGACTATGCTGTTTACCTGTCAGATCCGCTATCTCTTTACTTGACATCTTAGGTGAGCGCTTCACCTACTACTTCTTTTAATAATTCCATATCTTTAAACTATTTTTATTTAATTACTATTTAACCGGTCAAACTTTGGTCTCGTTAATTTACTTAGATTTAACCAACTCAAAACTGAGCCCGTTAAACCCCTTTCTCTTTCCATGGTAGTATCCCGTTCTCTTTTAACACATCATATATAAAAGCTCTTCCCATAGGAGTCCACTTCGGGCTAATCATATAATCTTTGTGACCTGTTGGGATAGCTTCTACGTAACCCTTGCCTTGATATTCTACACAGAGTTTCCACGCTTGAGCTCCATTAGGTTTATAGATGATTCCTAGTGCTTTCAGTTTATTGTTTAAGGCTTGAGCTGATAAGTTATATTCACTGGCTATCTCTCTAGTTGAGTATCTGCAGTTCTTTCTCTTCAGGATATCCTCTCTATACTTTGAAACTCCCTCTTTTAATACAACTTTTGCGGGCTTATCTTCCTCTATAACTTCCGGCTCAACTGGGAATAAGTCGTTAATATCATTAGTTATCTCCTTTCTCATTTCCCCAAGTACTTTATCAGCTAGTTTTGACATTCGATTAGCCTTAACTTGATCTAATAACTGTTCTAAAGCGGATTCATAGTCTGACGGTAGAGTATAGGCCTTTTCATCTTCAAACTTTCTCCAGGCTTCTATAATCTTAGCTCTGATCCTATTGCTATAATTAACTGTTGCGTATAGAGTTTCTTCTTTGTTTAGCAGGTACCCATTTTCGTATCTCTCAAATTCAGCTCCAAATACCGCTCTCCACATCCCTTCAACTCCTGCAATGTCTCTAAGTAAAATATCATGGCTTTCTCCAGTTAAGCTCGCAAGTTCTTCTGATGTTATTTTTAGTAGTCTCATGTTTTCTAGTATTTAATGTTAGCGACTCCGTAATGTTGTAAAGTTAAGACGATCTGATCTGTATCTATAAACCCTGGCAGTAGTCTTCTTAACTTCGCTCCTTTGAAATAAATATAATCTCTATCAGCTGTAATCTTTTCTGTATACGATTCATTAGAGTTAGCTGAGAAAGTTAGTCCGTTAATTCTCTTGATTGTTTTTCTGTCTATCGTTACCATAATGTTGTTGTTTTGAAATGTTAATAAAAATGAGAGAGAAGAATCTTTATGTTGACTCTCCTCCCTCTCTAGTTATGAAAAAGTTAAAAATGTTTAGAATAAGCTCTCTGCGTCAAACGGCTTATCATGCTTAGTATACGCTGTAGGTCGTTTAGCAAAGAAATCATCAGACTCTCCAGAAAATACCTCCTCATCAAACCACTTCATTTTACTGTATTGTTCTGCTGTTATATTGTAGATTTTATTGTAACCCATTTGTTCTAAGGCTGTGTCTACTCTGAATTTCATGAAGTTAACTACATCTTCCTTAGTATACCATTCAAATTCCCCTTCTTCAAATATCCAGTCTAGTAGTTCAGATTCGTAAGCTATGTAGTCTTTTATGATTTCCTCTACAGCTTCCTGACTCTTCTTCATTTCTGGGTGTTCTAGGAATATTTGGTTTAGAATGAAAATACCAGCATTAGAATGGACGGATTCCTCCTGAACTGTCCAATTAATCATGTTTGCTATATTTTTCATCGAACCTTTAAATCGAGACATGGCTATAATATTTGCAAACTGACTAAACAAGCTAGAGTTCTCGATAACGATTACAAAGAAGAATAACTTATCTACAAAATCAACTTCTGGCCCAAAGTGCTTTTCAAATAGTTCTAGTTTCTTTTTAAATACTGGGACTTCTAGTAACCTCTTAAACTCATCGTTATACCCCATTACCTCAATCAATCTGGCATAAGCCTCACTATGACGGCAGTTCCCCGATATTACGACACCTTTATTTCTTCTAACAATGATGCATCCAGATGGAACAGTTACACAGTATACATAATCATTATAATCTACTTCAACTCTTTTTGGGTAAGTAGCTTTATCAACAGGTGTAATAGTTAATGCCCAACAGGTTTTAGATGATTTTCTTACTGGATTACCTTGAGGATTAGCTATCTTTAAACCTTGCTCAGCAGTTCTGTTGATTCCTTTACATGTTCTATATCCTGAAATTGCACACACTTCTATCACTTTATCAACAGCTTCTTCTCTAGCGCTGTAGTAAGTAAAATACTCAAGGCCGGGTTTAGTTGAACTATCCCAAAGTCTAAGCTCATCTAAAAACTGTTTACCCCAATTAGAGTTTATCTCCTCTAGGTTAATATAAGAAAAGTCCTTAATCTTCTCTATAGTCTCCATAGTAACAAATCCTTTTAATGATGCATTTATCGCAGTCATACCGTTGCTTCTTTGGGATCTATTGTATTTTATTCCAAGTTCATCCAGGAAACCTATTAACCTCTCAATCTTACGTTCCTTACTTAATGCAAACGAGAAATCTAACCTCTGAGCTTCTTTACCTGTGGGTGTAGTACCAAACAAACTTTCATCTGCCTGAATCGCTACAAGAAGCCTGTCCAGTGTCGTAAACTCTTTATCTCCCGACTTATACCCTGCTGATGGAACCAAATAATTACCTCCCCAAATACCGTCACAAGACTTAGCTTTTCTAATATTGTGTGAGTGGGGATTTTCTACAATTATCTCATGTTCAGGTGTTACCATCAAATCAATAGTCTTCCCCAAATAGTGATGCATCTTGCCTTTAAATGGCTTCGTAATGTATTCAGTAGGTTTTACGAAGGTTACAGATTTATCGCTTATTTCATATTGCGCAACTAAATCATCCTCAGTTAAATCCCTAAAATACTTAAACCCACTGTTAGTTAAAACCTGTGTATCCTTATCAAAACACTCAGACTCTGCAAAAGTAGCTCCAAGATTATTAAATTCAGGTTTTGGAAGTACTTTATGAATATCTCCCCAGAAAGGTTTAACTGCAACTTCAACCTGAGCAATAGCCAAAGCGTTCCTCTTAATACACTCCTGTTCATGCGGTTTTAGTTTAGTTTTGAAATCCTGAACATCTGCATCAAAGTTTACCTCAGAGTGTACCCAGAAAGTTTTATTCATTGCGTCTATAAATTGTTGAACCTCCGGGTATTCGAAAGGTTTATATTCTACTCTCTTCTTAAAAATGTCTCTACTCATAATAATTTTCTTTTGGTTGTTCTAATTTTAAAATAATGTCTATAGTTTCTGATATCTTTTGACACCCTTCTTCGTACATAAGCTCATCAACTCCTTCCTGTTTCAGAATCTCCAGTGCACCTACCATAGTTTCCCTAAATCCTACCTCTGCGGCAAATGCTGGATCCCTGAAGAAGTTTAAAACCGACTCCACTACATCTACTACCTCTAAATACCAGAAGTAATCCTTTCCTATTCTATCTCTTAAGTCTATCTTCAACTCCCATATCGGACGTAATTTTTCTGGCGCAGTTATAGACCATTTCTCTTCCTTAACTAGATCTACATAAGCCTTAAGCATGCCTTCTTTTATCAAGTTGGAGTCGTCCTTGTATTTTTCCAGTAACTCAACTGCTCTACTCATATAATTTGTTTTTTTTTAGTTATTTAATTCTTTGTTTTGCATAATCTAACATTTCATCCAACATCCCACACCCCTCCAAATACTTAGGTTTATTTACTCCTCTTATTTTTATTTCCTGAGATCTTTCCTCTATCCCATCTAAGTGGCATCTCTCAATAAATTCAAATGTATCAATTATTTTCTTAACCCATAGACTATACTTAACAGCTTCCATATACCAGTCATACTCCCCAGCTAAAGTTCCACCTACACTCTTTACTAAATCCACTATCGGTTGAATCACAGTATTTGAAATAGCCCCATCCAACTCCTTTAAACTTCTAGATAAACTCACATAAGCATCTAATCGTTCTTCTACAGGTTTGCTTAGTATTCCCTCATACTCCTTCACTTTCTCCTCTACAATTTCCCTGTGTCTTTCTAGTTCTGGGGCTATTAAGTGATCTAATTTCCCTAACAGTACTTCAATTCTATTAACCAAGTCTTCCGGCATTCTTCCCTTGTTGATATCGTAATAGTCATAGATAGATATTGCGCCTTTTGAATCAAATTCCTGCTCCTCATAAATCTTCTCTAACTTGTCGATAGCCTCATAGTGTACTTTTAATTCCTCTTTTGTCATCTCAACTCACATACTTGTTATACATTCTTATCTCCTCCCTAAGCTCACTGATCATCCTAACAGCTACGGGGAATTTTGTATACTTTCTAGCCATGATATCCAACTGCTTAATTACCTCATCTGCTTTCCATGGTGTTGCTCTTAGAATCTCGCTATACTTATCCAAACGAGCTCTAACTTGTCTGTTCACTATAGGTTCCATTAATCCTTCCATAATCTAATCTTCTTCGTTTAGAGCGTCCATGAACTTCTGCCACACATCCTTTACAACCTCCTTAATTCCCATGACTCCTATCAATAAAACAACTAAGAGATTAATGGCAGGTAGTATGGACGCAATTAACAATACTTTTCTTATTTTCTTACCCTTTAATCCTATCTTCACTCTAAATTCATAATCCGACACAACTGTAACTAAAAATGCGGATAGACCTATGTGAATCAAGATATGGATAAATATGAAAATTGCTGTCTCCATAGTTTAGTAAGTGATTGGTGTTAGTTCTTTCTTAGTTCTACCTCCAATATAGCAAGGGATAGTCAGTTCATACCCTACATTATCTGCCTTAGATGCTTTATTATACACCTCACCATCATTAGGAGTAACTACCATATAATCAAATCCATACTCATACTCCCAATTTAATTTACTTTTAAGCATTACCTCTGATATACTATTGCTTAGGAAATTAATCTTAATACTAGTAACTACAAATCGAACATAATAAATATCACCTTCAGTTTCACTAGAGAATTTATACCCCTTCCCTTTCAGTGTTGTAGCATCGGTTACATTAGCAGGTACAGGTGGAAGTTTCTCCTCATCTACATTCTTAGGATTACTTCTCTCCATCTGTTTAATAGCATCCTTAGTGAGTCTTAGTGTGTATTCTGCATTACTAGTTTTCTCCACTTCCCAATCCTCATCAGACCAAAATACTTCCCCAACGTGAGCTCTCTTAAACGCTTCTTCAAATGTAATAATCTCTTCCTCAGTTTGTCTTGGAGTTATTGCTAATGAATCTTCAACTGCCTGTATACTATCATTAGCTACTCCTTCTGTTTTAACTTCTTTTTCTTTAGCGCATGAAATAATTCCTAAACCTAACAATACGCTTAATACTACTTTTTTCATAACTTTTTACTTTTTTTTTATTAATTAATCTTCTTCCACCTCATGAACCACATCGATAAGGCTTTCTTTTGCTATTTTATATGAGAATTCCAGAGCAAACCCAATAAATACTAGAAAGTTCACCACAGGAATTACACTCAACACAAATAACGTTTTTCTCTTGATCTTGTTTTGGAATTGTCTATCTCGAATCTCCTGAACAAGAAAATAACTACACAAGGCATAACCATAAAACAATATAGCTATCATTGACGTTACTAAAAATATCTTCATCATACCTTTACTTTATTTTATTTTATTTTTCAGTTTCTTAATATCCTCCTCTATTTCTTCTTTATCTTTCGGATTACTGACAAATTTCTTCTGTAAACGCAGCCAAGTAATCTTCATAGCTGTATAGAAAGGATCATCATCGAAACTCCACGTACAACCTATTTTATTTTCTTTATTATTCTCCATCTTTCTTCTTTTTAAACACTGACGGCTCTGGATACTTAATTTCAGCTGAGTGCCTCTCTACTTCCCCATTACAACCATATACTACCCACATCTCGGCATCTTCTCCTCTACAATAAATCTCAAACTCTAACTCTGGATACTTAAATGAAATGTCCTCAATCTCATCCTCACAGTCGTACCATTTAGCATTAAAATAAGTGTCTACCTCATCATAATCTTCAGGACCTAGAAAAGAGTAATCACCGCTCAAATCCTCCTCCATACTAAACATCATATCCGGGCAAATAGACTTTAAATCCTCTACAAACTTGTCTCTATTTACACCCTTTAACCCTCGTATCTTGACATCGTAATCTGTGTAATATCCCATTTTCGTTTGTTTTTAAGTTTACCATTCATCTCTAAATCCAAAATCTACAGTGCTACACTCTCCATTTTGATACTTCTCCTGCCATTGATATCCATCTTCTCCATCACAACTAACCATAATCTCTATATCGGGGTATTTGAATGTTAAGTCTCCTAGTTCTTCATTTCGGTCAGCCCAAGTTCCCACGAATTCTACCCAAAGCTCCTCAGAATCATAAGAACCGAGTGGAAGTATGTGGTTACTGCTCTCAAGGGACTCTACAAACTCTGGACAAAGGAGTCTCATATCTTCAGCTAACTTCTCCTTATCTTTCTTGTAAACTCCTTGAATAACTACATTGAAATCTATCCGGTAACTCATTCCACTAATCCCACACTACTAATGTCCGAAATAAGATCCCACTCCTCTGAAACATTAAAAGGTCCCCACTCAGCATAATAATACTTCTCTCCTTCATGTTCTATATAATTATCCTCCACACTCTCTACATACTCCTCATCATAATCCTCTTTTAATTCTTCAAGGGTTACATACTCATCGCAATCCACTATAAAGAACTCTCCTGTCATATGTGGTATTAGAATTCGGTCTCCTGTGAAATACTTAGCTCCTTTTATTACTGTTCTTACTTCCATAAATAATTATCTTTTTTGATTCCGACTAAATAACCTTCATCGTCAAACTCTAGATTATCCGCACAAAGCTTATTAAATATCTTCTTTCTCATTAATCTATCTTCAGGTTCTCCATAATATTCACAACCATACAATACTACCAACCTGTGAACCTTATCTATCCACTGGTAATCGGGGTGAGTATTTAGGTCTTTAAGGTAGTTCATCCCGTATTCATATTTACCTCTATTATCAAACACTTCATCTACGAGTTCTTCCCTAAACTTAAGCCGTACGAGGTTGTTATCCTTTTGAATATCTAATACCCTTCTCCATGTATTTACAGCCTTTGAAAGTTCATCCTTGTTTGACTCTATAAAATCCTCTAACTTCATGAAACCTAAGGAGTGGAGCTTTTCGTAATCCTTCTTTTTTAGTCGATAAACACTATACTCTCCTAGCGATCCTGTTGGTTTCTCTCTAGTTATAAGGATTTCGGCTTGGTTGGATAAGTAGAATGATAGGGACTTAGGCTGATGTATGTCGATAGGAGTTATCATAATGGTATCTGGAGTTTCAACCTTTTTCTGACGACCTATCCAGACTAACTCATTATCAGGAATATGCGGCACCCCAATAATCTTAGACTTAACCCAATCTTCAACTAATTTATCAGGCAGGTTAAACTTATCTCGATCAATCATTATATACCATACCCTATTCTTCTTAACCCATTCTCTTTCTCTTAGTCCAAATTTCTCAGGCTTATAGAATACTTCACCCTTACTTACACTCTCCACAATCCAGTTTAACTTCATCTCCGAAACTGAAATACAATCCCCGTAAACCTTAGCTACTCCATTATTCTTACTTAGTGGAGTTATCTTCCAATTCTGCCACATACTATCCACCTCACCAAGACTAGTTCCATCATCAAGAGTTATATCGAAAGGGATTGAAGTTGGAGTATGTTTTGTTAATTTTAAAGCTTCTGGTGCAAGTTCTAAATTCTCTATACCAAACTTACCTCCAAACTGCTTATTCTTATATTCGACTATTTTCTGCTTAACCTCGCTAGTCTTTTCTTTTAGTTTCTGGATATTATGATCGGTTAACTCTAAGTATTCACCTGTCTCATTAAGCTCTAGTTCTCCATCTTCAAATACAAGGGGGCACATTCTAGCTACCTCTATAATTTCCCTATACTCATCAGAACCTAAAGCACGCTCCCAGTCCATCCTAAGAATTCCATAAGATAAACCCTGATAAATGATGATATTGTTGCTGATGAAGGTTGAAGTGAGTAATCCTAGTTCATCTGAGTATTTAACAGCTCCTATTTCACCAATATTACCATTAGCTTTACTGTTTAGATTTAAGATATCACCAACAGCTCTTTTCCACTGATAATCTGTACCTGCTACTTTAAACTCTAATACCGTACCTCTATCTGAACTAAAATCCCCCTCCTTGCGAATCTCATCATTAACTTTATAGATCAGAGCTTTACCATCATTAACCTTTATATTGTCAGTGATGTTCATTAAAGCTAAGTGGTTATCCTGAGTAAAGTCTATGTTTCGGTAATCCTTTATTCTTATCTGGTTGAGCATATAGTTATCCCCCACTTGCTCTACCTGAATATTAACTTCTCCATCAATACCCCTAAAGTAATCCCTTAAACTACCTTCTTTTACGTCTCTATAGTTTTTCATATTAGTTCAATTTCGTAGTTAGCATCATCTTCCATCGTATCATAAAAATCCACTAGAAACTTGATTAAGTCCTCCTCATACATCTTTTGATCTGCCAGTCTTATCATCTTCTGAACCATCTCCTTAGTCAAGTCTCTACCCGTTCCCCAATCATCCATACTGTGACCTTCTACTTCTTCAAATAATTCAAATAGGTCAGGAGCTCCGTATAAACCCTCGTGAAGTCTTATGTCAGATATTTTACTAGTGTCGAAGGGTTGTACATTTTTTGGGAACTTTGACACCTCCAGTACTCCGTTATTCTCTCTAACATGCTCAAAGTGGCTACCAAGATAGATAACCCTTTTAATTACTGTTCGATACCCCATATCTTTCAAAAATTCTATCTAACAAATCCTCTACAAAATACCTACAAGCTTCAGTTATGTCGTAATCCTCATCTCCACCATTGATATATTTTAAGACACTGTGAAGGAAATTCTCTACGTCATACTTTTTAATTAGATCATGTTTAGTGCACCATAGCAGAATCTCATGCATAGACGAAGATAACTCATACTCTGTCATCTCTATAGCTCTAATTGGGAAAGGTGAATTATTGTAAGGGTCATCAACTTCAGAAACTGTTACAGACTCTAGTACCGATTCATAATTATCCTCATATAGAAACTCATACTTACTCAACAAATCTAATATTAAGTCAAAGTATCCTGATTCTGGTAAATTTGAAACTAGCTTCTTCGGGTCGTTGTATAGATACTGATACTTCCCACTGTTGTTATAGTATTCTCCCATTTTTAGTTTAGGTATTTTTTCTTTACTTCATCTACAAATTTATCCGCCTCCTTTCTATCCTCAAGCTTTTTCTTTACAGGTTCTGCATATTTGTTAAGCACTTCCAGTAAATCGTCTGTGAATTCTTTGCTCCACTTAACATGATTAAACCTAGCGATAGCCTCCTCTGTTGAAATTATATGTGCATTTTCCTGTAAATCTTTAGCTTCTTCTCCTAACTTGTTCGACTCTTCTTTGATACATGCCATCACTCGGTTAATACTTCCAAAGATTTTCTCAACTAGCAGGACTTCAACTAACTCTCTATCTACTTTCATATCGTTTAATATTTAGGCACTCCCGGAAGCTGGTCATAGTTGTATATCCTCTTAACTAAATAATCTACAACTTCTTTCTTCTGATCATCTAAATAACTCTTCTTCATCTCCCAGGTAAATAAAACATACTTAGAATTATATACTGTAGCAAGATTCCCATCCACTCTAAATTCAAAACTAATCATCTGAAGCTTCATCCAATCCAGTACCTCATCTATAGTTATTTTATTATCCGGTAGTTTAAGATCATTCTGTATACGGGTCTTCACTAGATAGAGTTCATCCACTTGTACTTGCTTCTTACTCTTATGGAACTCTTTAGGATTGATGCCCATATTCTCTAGTTGCTTATCCGTGTAGAGTGCCATAGTTTTGCATCTGTGGTCACCTGAGTAGAGAATCATCCCCTTATCGGTTCCACATCTCTCATAAAATCTAAGTGGTGGTTCAGGCTTTACTTCTGCTGCCATAGAATTAGATTTGCAAGAAGTTAGTAATAAAAGAACTGCGATTAGAATTAGTGCTTTTTTGATTTTGTTTTCCATTTTATTATTATCTTAAGGGTTAGTTATTAATAGATTTGGATTGGAACACTATAAAGAGTATGTCTGTAAGTGTTTCCTGAAGTGGTTAAGATTTGTACTGTAACTGCTCCATTCTGAAAACTTTGAACAGGAAGCCCAGAACTCTCCACTATATAATCATCCATTCCCATCTTTTGAGGCTTCATTGTAATTACTGACTGATCTGAACCTAGCCAATCTGTAGCTACCCTCATTGCATGGTTTTGTTGATATCCACCCACATAAGTATAGTCAAGCTCAACAATGTAATCCACTCTATAAACTTTTTCACTGTTGAGCATTCTAATTGTGTAATCTTTGTAAATCCCATCTATCTTGTACCTGTAGTAAGTCTGTCCGTATCTTGGATTAACCTCATAACCTCTAACATATATTCCAAATCCTCCTTCAAACGTAGCTGGGCTTATCTCTTCATCATGACTACTTCCAGGTGTTCTACTACATGATGCTAAACTGAATAGCGCGTAAACTAATGCTACTATTTTTACTAAGTGTCTCATTATTTCTTTTTTTTGTTGTTATTATTGAATTAAATGTGAAAAACTTATACCGTAATATCCGCCTTGATATAAAGTAGATTGACCTGGTGTAAAATCTTCATAATCCCACTTAACTGAAGGAATTTGCACTATATCCCCTACTTCGTATTGACTCCAGAAATCGTTTAATAAATCTGTAATATCATCATTAGGCGTCCAATTAGAGTATACTACCAAACCTGAATACATATCTTGGTAACTAACTCTAAGAACCTCTCCTTCCTTATTTCTCCAAACCCCTATTAATTTATAAGCCGTTAAGTAATAAGATCCCATATTCTCTACCCTCCAAGTATAATCTGTTGTGGGTATATCATCCTCATCAAATCCTCTATAAATAAGTCCATTATCTTCCTCCTTAGTTATTATGTACTTATTTTGTTTTTGAGCATTAATATTGGAAAACCCTACCATCACCAGTATTAGGGTTAAGATTAAATACATTTTTGACTTTTTCATTTTTGTTTATTTTTTGGTTTAAACTATATGTACGACCTTGTTCTATAAAATTGTGATATAAATTAACATCGAACTCAGGAATAAGTGCCCAAGTTCCCTGCTTAATCTCTATTGGTTTGGAAATCATCTCGTAAATTCCACCTAATATAATATCTCCTCCAGTTGCTTGATAAAGATTTATTTCTGTATATTCTCCTAAACCTTTATACCAAACTTTATCATCATTATCCACCCCCTCGGATACCTTAACTACCTCTCCAGTTGCTAAATCTAAGAAGGTAAGCTCTACTATTTTACGTAGGTTAGGATTTTTCTCCATAACCTTGTGATGTCTAAGTTTCCACCCAACTAACATAAAATAGGAGTAACAGTAGTGATTATTCTTAGCTTCAGGGAGGTTTTGCTCTTCTAACCAAGCTGCACTACTATTTTCCATATCAGTATTAGTAGCATATGCGTATCTTGGAAAATCTCTAATTGAACTCGCGGTGTATAGCTCTTTATATTTCCATTCCCAATATTTACTTATATCCGTTCTGTAGATTGAAGTTCTTAAGGATGCTGCAGATATAGAATCTTCTCCTGAATTACTTTTTATATTATATGCAATTAACTCATCATTTTCCCCTCTAATCTCTACAAGGTAATCTTCTCGGCTAAGTGGTTTAAATTCTTTTACGGTTTGTCCATAGCCCATAATTACAATAAAGACTAGGAGCATTTTAATTATTTTATTCATTTTTCTGTTGTTGTTAAATTGTTGAAAAAAAAAAGAAAGTGATAGGAGCCTGAAGCCGTGCCATAGTTACTCTCAATTCTTAAAATCAAAATAAATCTATATACACAAACTCCAAGCTCCTCACTTCCGTTACCCTTTTATATTAAACAATGAAATCACTGGAAACATCTCATAATTCACTCCTTCAGGTATATCTAATCCCAAGTAAACTCTAGATGATTCAAATGTTTCAAAAGTTTTATCATCATACACCGCTAAGAATAAATCTGTATCTCTAACGGTTTCTTTTGCCTCTAATCCCATCGCTTCTAATCCTTCTACTGCTAGTCTTAATTGATGAGGATCTAGGAAAATTAGTTTAAATGGAGCTTCTACTTCTGATTTTGAAGTTGACCTCACTTCTTCAACTAATTCCTCAAGCTTACATTCTGGACATTCACACTCACAATCCTCTTCATCATCCTCTTCTGTATCCCAGCTTTCAGGTTCATCAAAACTAAAATCCATGTCAGCCTCTTCTAATAGCTTAATGTATAGGTTTTCAAAAGTTCCAGTATTCTTAAGATCTTCTATAATAGCCTCCTGATCTTGGAACTTCTCACAGATATACATAAATCCATCCAGTCCATTAAGCCAAACAAAATCTTCATCAGGATCATCTGCTAATACAACTTCCCCTAAATCATTAAACACTATATAAGGGGCGTCTCCCATAAAGAACTCTGTCTCATCTAAGTTAACTAGCCTCTCACTAAAATCCTCAGGCAGCGCTATACCTTGGATTTTGCAGATACTTTTAAACATTGATACCTCTGAACTATCTAACAACGAGAGGTTTAATCTTTTAATTTTTGTCATGACTTTAATTATTTATTTGTTATTATTTACTACTCCAATTCTTTCTCAACCAATCAACTAGATACTTAGGCAGGACTTCATTCTTTATTGCCCACTTTAAGTAATCTAGTTCTTCAAATACAGGAGTTCCTTTATGCTTACCTATATTCCAACAGATCTTACCGTCTATCCTTACAAGTATCCCTGCAAAGTCAACAGTATTATCATTCTCATTTATTTCCTCAAGTGATTTAACGTACTTTTTAGACGACATCTGACCTTTATGTATCTCTATAGTCGCTAAAACATCTTGAGTTGAATTATGATGGGTTTCTAGGCTTTTTCCTGTATACCTTTCATAAACTGATTCTAAGTCCATCTTTAAAATGTGCTTCTCGATCTGTAGGGTATCTAAAACCTTAAAGTCCAGTAGGCAAACATCAATACCATACTTGTAGAGCTGATTCTGTAATAACGGCAGGTCAAACTTCTTAATATTATGTCCTACCAATGTAAAATCAGGTCTAGCTTTAAAGTACGCTTCGATTTCAGCTTTGTACTCACCTAAAGTTTTAAACCCCTTAACGCTCTCATTAGAATATCCGTGTACCCCAGTAGCCTCTTCACTGATATCAACTTCTGGGTTTACTTTCAATTCTAATACTTCTCCTGATGAATCCCTGAAACTAACAGAAACAATGCCATCTTTACTAACATCAAGTCCACTAGTTTCAAGGTCCATGTATATAAAATGATTCTCCATAGTCTAGCCAAGAACTTCTGCAAAGTCTCGAGTCTCATAACGTCTCTTAAGTCTATCTTGGAACCTACTGATGATGTCCCTGTTGATAGTTATGAGATTACCTTTCAAGTCCTCCACTCTATCCTTGAAGAACTTATAGACTTTATCCTGCAGCTCCACCATTAAACTACCTTCAGATTCACCCTTCACCTCTTTCTCTGTATCTAAGAGGCTATACATTGTAGTAAAGTCTATACGAGCCGTTTGAGAAACTAATCTTCTATACTCAGCCCCATCTTTAACTAGAGCGTATAGAGAATCAAACTCCTCTGAAACATTTACAGTTGGCTTTTTCTCCACCTTCATCTTGACAAAAAAGTCCCCTTCATTTAAACCTAAAACCTTACTGAATCCCCATAGATAGCTTTCCCAGTGAGTTTTAAGAGTAGCTACATTAGTTATTACCTCTTTGCTCTCTTTTCTGTTCACTGGTAACTCTAAGATAAAGTTTTCTACATCACCTGGAATTAGACGCATTTTGATAACTCCATTGAAGATCTTGTGACCCGTCTTAGAGTCATTCACGTAAAACTTCATGTGATTTAAGAAGTCTGAAGTTTTTTCCTGATAGACGCTTAACCCTCTAGTTTCCAAGGTAAATAATATTGCGTCCATGTCCATGTTTTTGTTGATTGTTGCCATTTTATTGTGTAATTTATTAAATTGTTAAACTCTTTTTATAAAGGTAGAGTTTTGCGGCTCAATGCGAGGTACTCTACCATATAACCCCTGTGACATCCTATAACATCGGACAAACTCACGCCTCTCGGTAATCTTAGCGTTCTGGTTTCCCATTCGCACAGGCACTATGTTATTAGCGTTTTCTCCTGTTCTATGAGTGCTGATCCTCGACTTAACGTTAGGACTTCTTTCTGTGCTTTATGTGGTTAGATCCCATAGACGATCCCCACAACCTTAAAGGGTAGCTTCATTTACAACGAGGCTTAAGCGCTTACTTCCTCTATAACCTCATCATAATAATTGACGAGTTTTGCAGACCCTTTAACTAGGTATCTTCTTGCAAATCTCCCGTCAATTTTCCCCTCACCTGACGTATATGCTATAACTACTGCGTCATCAGATAAGTACCATTTCTGCCAAGCTGTTCCTCGACTTTCATAATTTTCAAGGAGCTCAGCATTTGGGTTCATCTCTTTAGCCACGTTTCTAGCCTTCTCGTAACTTCTAAATAAAATCTCTTTTGCCATTTCTTTATTATTTTTTTTTATTATTTGATTAGTAAAACTTTTTCTTTTTGAGGTGATTGATATAAATCTTTTCCTCTTCAAGTAACTCCTCTATTTGTCTTAGAAGAGCCACTTTTTCCGACAATCTTTTCCACTCTTCAACATTATCTGCCGGAGTGGTTTCTACCTCAGCTTGGACTTCTCTCCATCCAGCTTGAAGTTTGTTGTAGTTTTCTTGGAGGAATTCATATCTTTCTATTATCTCTTCATTGATTGCTACTATTCTTTCTAATTTTTCTGTTGTATTCATTTTCTTTTTGGTTTTATTGATATTAATTACACAGTTAACATTGCTCTTTTAATTAAATATGAGCCCACAATCCCTATACAAACTACTACTGAGATATACGGGATTAACTTAGATTCTGCACCGCTCTCCATATCTCGAGTTTGACGGTTTGAATCTTTAATGAGGTAGAAACTAAATACAGCTAAATATAACACTGCTGCAAAGATAGCTACGTAATACCAGATTGTTTCCATTGTTACGCTTTATTTAGGTTGAACAATAGGTACATAATTCTCCCTCTCCATACTCTTACCATCTTAACTCCCGGATCTTTGTCTAGGTATCTTTGGCTTGTGGGATTAATGGCTTTGATGAACATACTCTTAGCTTTATCCGGAGTTACGTTCATATTAAGCTTTTTCTTTAATGCCCCAGCTAAATCTTCAGGACTCCATGTAGGTGCTTTTCTAGCTGGAGTTTGGTTGTAGAATACTGGGTCATTTGCGTCTTCAATGTCAAGGATTACTATTCTTCGTCCTTGTTGCGTTTTAATTGTTGTTGTGTCCATTTTTATTACTTATTTATTATTATTCATTTATTTTGTGGGCTTATTGTTATCTTTTGAAGCCACATCTGAAAGTAACCTAAGTACTGCATAAGTTACTATAATTACTAATCCTGTTGTCATTTTTTTTTGTTTTTAAGGGTTTGACCATACATATAAATAAAGAATTGTAAATAAAACAGTCCCTACGAAGAATAGAGAGAGCCAGAATTTATCTCCTTCTTTCTCTTCTGCTGGTAGTTTCTCATCCACCATTCTTAATCCATAAACTAATAGTAATCCTCCTGCTGTTAGTATAGAGATCACGATTAATGCGATAAGTTTTTGTGTTTGTAAGTCCATAATGTGTATAATTTTTAATGTTAGTAATTCTATTTAATTCGCCATAAAGAAAAGGAGCCAAGACCGATTATGATCCTGACTCCTCCAAAATAAATAATAAAATGGCTGTGAGTTGCACTATGCTTCTAGACTGTTACATCTATGGCGCACTCCTACACCTATGAAAATTTGATATTGTTTCTCTTTAATTAGGCAAGAACTGGTTGGTAGATTCAACTTGCCTAACTCAAAAGTAAAAATAAAACGATAACAACAACTTGAACGATTTAAAAGAACTACTGCGCACTACCAACCAGTAAAAAAAATCATTTAACACTTATGAGAATAGCTATGTCCTACTGTTGTTATCTATTTTGTTCGATTATTAAAATTGTTGAGCTCGCTGGCTGATGAGATTTTCTTAGTTTTGCTCAACATGAATTGCAAGTGTAAAGATCGAAGCTGAAATTTAAAAGCATATATAATGATCGCCTACTCACTCTCAGCCAGCGGTATTTAGATTATAATTTTAAAAAACAATGTAATAAAAGAAATGGGAAAACATCGAAGGTAAACTCTCCTATGTGCTCTCGCTTTATATTTTTTTTCTCTCTTTACACTAGTGAACTACCTCTAAAGTGAGGCTTCAAAGTAACTCTAAGTGGTTACCAGGCGAGTCCCTAGCCTTTATTATTACGTTGAAAGCAAAACATCAGAGTATTTAACCCTATGTGCTATTCTGCTATTCAATCTACTTCTCTTCTCTTACATATATAAGGCGTTAACCATAGGTTTTTCCGGTCTATTTCAAAGGTTCAAATTTGGCTAAAAACTCACTATACTCCCGTGTAAAGTAGAGAGTACCATCAGTATAGATAACCACTCTTAAACCGTCTCTCTCGTTCGTACAATCAATCCCATATAAAGTTATGACTGTGTACTCTTTCTTGTTTTTCTTGTTTACGTACTTCATGATTAAAAATTAGGGAGGCTCAAAGAAATTTAAAGAGTATATAGAATTATGGAACAATGATGAGTGATAAGATGAGCCTCCCTATATACTGTTTCATATGCTTTTAGGGGAATTCAGAATAACTCCAAACTCCCACATTATTAAAAATCAAAAATTATGGTTATGTTATTATTTAGACAATATCTCTCTCCAAGTCTTCAAGTATTTACAGTCCTTATAAGCATCCAGGTTCATTTCTGTTGTAAACCCTCGTCCATCCTTTAAACTGAAATACCGAATAAGCTCTAAGATATACCCTTCAACTCCTGCATCTATTTCATCTATTACCTCCTTCTCTAATGCTAATATAAAGTCATAAAGGTAGGAAGTATAAGTAATGAAAGGTTTTGACTCATAGATATTAATACTGCGAAGACTGAGAACTACGGGATCATAAAACTTGAATTCCCCTCGTGTAGCCCTCAGTACTGCAGCTTCTATGTCAAGTATTAGGTTCTCATCTATATCATCGGAACTATCAAAGAAAACAATATAAGGACAGTCAATTAAATTACGGATATTATAGTAACTCCAAAGATCTGACTGGTGTACCTTATTCTCAATTACACTCGGATATACTGGGGAATACTCACTTCCGTTATCATAAATATCCACCCTTGAAGCATAGTTACCTCCTAGAGCGTTTTTAATCTTCTCTGCTAATTCTACTGCTTTCTTCTGGTTGTTGTAGTTTTTTATTATATAATGCACCATCGTTATTCATTTTTAGTTAGGGAGCAAAGATCTGGTAACTCTAAGCTCCACTGATGAAAGACCTTTTCCCTCTTTGGATTCCATCATTTACGTTTAGGGAGTGTAGAGGTATGATAGCATAAAACATGGAATTATTTGTCAAACTTAATAAAATTCCCCCTACACTCCACTTGTAAATTAGATTATTATTGATAGGCAAAGATTTCATGTTCACCTAGGGAGCCCGAGTTGGTTATCCTCAAGGCTCCACTATATGAAAGCAAATTTTAGTTTCTCTTCACGATCACTTCATACTCCGACCTATCTTCACTAATCCCAATATCCTGTTTGTTAGAGTAGAAAAGGCGAATAATGTTGTTCTCCAAATCTGGTTCCACTATCTTCTCTTCACATATAAGGTTTTTCCCAGCGGTTTTGCCGGTCACACTTACAACCTCGTATTTCAGGCCTTCTTTGGTCATCTTATCTAGAACCCCTTTAATACTTAGACCTGTTCCACTTAGTTTTATCGTATCCATGTCAACATTAGTAAGTAAAGCTCTATCATAATAATTAACCCCAACTTCCGTCTCAAACTCCCATCGTATACCAAATTGATCGTATAGAAATTCTGTAAAGTGGATTGTATAGAACTCATTAATGTCGAAGATCTGCTTAACTGGGAAATAATTTATACAAGAGTCATGAACCACAATGAGAGGTCTAATCTTAATATCTAACTT